TGGAACGAGGTGAGCTGGGCGGTGAGGGCGTCGATGTCGGCCTGGGTGGCCATGAGGATCTCCTTGACTTGATCGAATTGGTTGCGGAGCCAGTTGCGGAACACGAGGTCAGTCCGTCGGCCGCAGTGCAGCCGGCTTCGGTGCGTTCGCCGGCACCAGGATGGTCAGCCCGGTTGCCAGCACGGTGCAGATTGCCGCGGCCACGGTCGGATCGACGTGCACCCCGACCAGGCCGAGGACGAACACGACGACGGCCGGGGTGAGGGCGCCGAACAGTGCGGCGAGGGCCTTGCGGTAGCGGGCGATCACGGGGTGCCTCCGGAGGTTGGCGGCGCGGGCGTGATCTGCACCGTGCCGGTGATCTGGACGTGCTGCTGGACAGCCTGATCCACGATCGCGGTCAGTTCGGCCTTGGTGACCGGCTGGTTCGCGGCGTTGGCCGCAGTGAGTGCGCTGACCGCAGCGACCAGACCTGCGAGCTGGGCAGCCATGGCCGGGAGGATGAGGGTCCTCACCCAGGAGCCCTGCATGTACTGGTCCACCGTGTAGTTCGGGTGGCTGCGCTCGTCGGCCGGATCGGTGATCGCCGGGTTGTAGATGGGGTTCGGGCGTACGTCGGTCCAGTCCATGGTTCCCTCCAGGGGTATCAGTATCCAGTCGCGGTCATCGGCCGAGCCGCCGACGTTGATCACTCCGGTGTTGTCTTGCCAGATGTTGGTGTAGGGCGGCAGCAGGGAGCGCTGGCCGGCGCCCCAGTACCAGTCCGCGACCCCGGCGTCATGGATCGCGACGAGGAACTCGGCGAAGCCGTAGCCCCCGTCCGGACCGGCCCAGCCGTTGCCCTTGACGTACTGGTAAAACCCGCGCTGGTATTGGACAGCGAGCGGGATGTTCGCTGCGGTGATGTGCTTGTCCACCGTCGAGCAGACCGGTTCAGTGTTGGCCACGCCGCCGCTGCGCAGGTTCGCCAGCAACGATGCCGCGTGCGCCGCTCCAGCGGCTTGGGCGCCGTTCATGTCGTTGGCGTCGATCTCGAACGCGAACGCGGTCAACAGGTTGCGCGCCTTGTAGTCCCGGTACTGGGCCGGCGTGAAGTTCTTGCTGTACTGCGGTGTGCCGCCGTACATCAGGGCTCCGACGCAGCCCGCATCGATCACCTGCTGCGAGCTCGGATGGTTGGTGCCGTCGAAGAGGATGCTCATGCCGGCACCCACTGTCCGTTGCGAATGAAGCCGTGGTGGCCGCAGGTACCGCAAGCCACGGATGGCGAGATCGTCAGCGGCTCCCGCTGCTCAACGGTCCAGAACTGTCCGACGGGCCACGCACGTCGGGCTGCCTCGTTGTCGAAGTACACCGACCCGGCGGTGAAGTCGTGCTTGCAGTTGTGCCACTCGTTGATGCCGATCTCGTTGCCGTCGCGGTCACGCATGAACGAGATCCAGGTGCCGTGACCAATGTCCACCGCGTCGGTGATGCCGTAATCGGTCGGCGATGTGGCGCGCTGGTAGTTCGCCGGTCCTTGATCCGTCATCACCCACCTCCTGCCGGGAGTCGCAGCGCCACCGTGCCGTCCGGGCGGTCCACCCACGAATCGACGCGCACGGAACGGGCGCCCTGCTCGACATCGACGAACACACACTCCGAGCCCGGTCCGGGTGGCGCGGTGAACACAATGTCGATCGGCGGTGGGATGACGTAGACCTGCTTGCGGCGCAGCCAGTACCACAACCGGAACAGCGGCGGGACGTGCGGCCGGTAGACCGGCTCCAAGCCGCTGGCCACCTCGTGCTGGTTCAGGTAGGCGCCGAGGTCGATGTACCGCTGGGCGTACCACTGCGGGTCAGTTTCGGTGTGCCCCTTCAACTCCATGCCGATCTGGGTCAGGATGTCGGCGAGCTGCCAGGAGGACAGCGGGTATTGCTGCGGGAAGACTTCCCGGGTGCGGAGGAGCAGGCGAGTGACGAAGCGGGTGTCCTCGTCGCTGTTCTTGTGCAGCCACGTCATGACCATCACACACGCTCCGGCCAGTGCCAGGAACCTGGCGCGTAGCCACCAGTTCCACCCTCGTCGGCGTCGTGCGTACTGCCACCGTTGGCCAGCGAGTGGAAGAATAGGCCGGTCGGATTGAGCACGCACAGGCCAACATCACCGGTCGGCTGCGTGCACTGCTGGTCCGCGTAGGCGATCTCCGTGATCACGCCGCGCGGCACCGTGGGTAGAACGCCTGCGTGCCGTCAACTCGGACTGGCGTGCCGTGGCTGACGTAGTGGACGACCCTGCCGACGCTCGGCTTCTGGTCCATCACAGTCCCTCCGCTTCCATCCACACCTTCGCCGCAACCGCTACGTGGTGGTTCTCGCCGACATGCCGTTCCGTGACCCACTTGTGGAGGATCGCCGCGAACGCCTCATCCGCAGGTGTCGGGCCTGGGTTCGGTGAGGGAGTGGGTGCCGGACTGGGCGGCACAGGCACAGGAGTCGGTGCCGGATTGGGCGCGGGCGTCGGCGGGGCAGGAGCAGGCACCGGGTTGGGCTTGCCGGTCACCGCAGCGAACTGCGCGCCGAGGTCGTACAGCGTGCCGCCGAGAGGGTCGTCACCCGAGTGCGCGTTCACGAAGTCAGCCGTCAGCGCGGTCCACGCCTCTTCGACGTAGGCGCGCCACCACGCCGGGGTCACCTTCTGGATCTGGCCCCACGTCACCACATACCAGTAGGTGCCGTCATAGCCCACCACAGCGACCGCGTGGCCACCCTCGATGCCGCCGTCGTTCGTCAACGTGTTCCATGGCTGGCCGGCGTTGAACTGGTCCATCGCGCTGCGCGGGAAGTTGACGCCGATGCCGACCGCGCCGAACTGATCCAGCGCCCACCGCACCAACGTGTCGTTGTGCACGTCCAGTTCGGCGAACAGCAGGATCTTGTGCGACTGGCCACCGAGCGTGAACCCGGTCTTCTGCCAGTAGGACCTGACATCCTGCATGACCGCGCCGTTGTCCGTCGGGTTGTTCCCGGGCGGCCCCGCATTCGGATCGAAGCCGGTCACCGCCGAGTAGATCGCCAGGATCTCGGCATCCGTCGAGGCGACCACCGCGTTCCCGGCCGCCGCTTCCGCGGCCTTGTCCTCGTGGTCACCGTCAGCGATGGTGCAGCAGCCCCAGTCGGCGTTGGCGTCCATACCCCACAGGGCCAGTTCGATCGCCGAGTAGCGGTCCAGCGACGGCGGCGGCGAGTAGGCAGCCGGGACGTGGTCCGCGGTCAGACGGATACGGGGCTTGCCCTCGTTCGGCTTGCGGCCCAGTCTGCCAGCGGTGCGTGGTGCGGTCATGGTGCTCTCCCTCAGGTTGGAATAGGTAGAAGCGGCGGCGGTGTCGTCGTCGTAGCGGTCGGCGGTGCCTGACTGGTGCACGTGTATGTCGGGGACGCGTTCGTCGAGCCGCTGTCCCGCGCGCACCGGAACGTCGTGCCACTCGGGTCCTGCCACGACCACCCCGCCGGGGGTGAACCAGCCGCGCCGGGCTGACCTTGCGCTCCGGTCGGCCCCGCCGGTCCAGTTGCTCCGTCCTGGCCCGGTGAGCCGTTCGCGCCAGGGGCGCCCGCACCTCCTGGCAGTCCCGGACCGCCGGAAGGCCCGGTCGGACCCGGCAACCCGGGTGAGCCGGCCGGCCCCGGAACGCCGACCCCGTTCACACCGTTCTGTCCGGCCGCACCCTGCGCGCCGGCAGGGCCAGCCACCGGTGCCGGCGGCTGCACCACAGGCGTGGCGCCGAGCTGCCGGACCTGCGTCGCCAACTGCTGCGCGATGGTCGCTGCGGACTGCTGCTGGCTAGCCAGCGCGTCACCGCGTTCGGACAGCGACCACACACCCCACCCGGCCCAGATCAAGCCGAGTAGAAGCAGCGCGCCGAACCCGACGAACAGACGGTGAGCGCTGGTGTGCCGCGCATCGACCGCGGCGCCGTGCGCCACCTGCTGCTGTTCAACGGTGGGCTCGTCGGTCACGTCGGATTCGCCTCCCCCGCTTCACGTTGGCGATCTCGATCAGCGCCGCAGCTTCCGCCTCGACCTGAGATCCCGGACTCAGGGCCTGTTGCGTCGCTGTGCGGGCTGCTTCGTCCCGCTCCCGTGGTGATGTACGGCGCGCGACGACCACCATGCCGACGGCACTGGTCGCGGCGACGATCAAACCGGATATTGCGGTGATGAGCGCCGCGATTCCCGTGAGCACAGGACCTCCCGCCGCTGTGTCTGGAGTGGACTGTCATGACAGTGCTCCCATGCCGTCGCGAACCATCTCTTCGATACCTCTACCTTGGTGTAACTATCTCACGCCAACAGTGGCGTCACCGCGACGCGCGGCCGGTTGATAGTCGAGTTCGTGGCGCCGCCGCCGATTCTGTACATCAACTGGATGTTGTAACTCGCCCCGGCAGTGAGCCCGGAGATCGGGTAGAACGTGGACTCCGACGTCTCCGCCGTTGCCGTGCCCTGAACCTGGATGTTGTCGGACGCGGCCTGGATCACTGAACCGGACCCGATCACAGCGCCGGTAGCTATCTGGAACGAAACCAAGACGAACCCGCCAGTGACGATGCTGATACCAGCCGCCCACAGCACCATGATGTTCCCGGAGTTGGGCGCGGAAAACGCGGTCCCTGCCACATTCGCTGTGCCCGTCCGGGTCCCGGTGTAGGTCGCGCTCGCGCACGTCCCGGAGTCGGTTTGAATACCCGACGCCGCCGCCACCGCGAGGTCGGATGCGCGGAGCTTTTGACCCGCCGCTACAGCCATGTCGGGCTCCTCACATCGTCAGAAAGGTCGGGAGCCACACCGAAACCGGTGAGCCAGCAGGGATATCGGCAGGCGTCGGTGACGCGAGGGTCAACACCTGTTGCCGGCCAGGTACTGACACGTCATCCACGTACCAGATCTGCGCTGCGGCCGGGGTGCCTTGCAGCAGCGGCACGATCGCCGCGAAGGCCGCGTTCCCTGGTGCGGTGAACGTGCCGGTTACCTGGGTCCAGGTGGTCGCGGACACCGATACGAACGTCGACGCCGTAGAGATGAACGTGCCAGTGCTGTCATACCAGGCGATCGACGTCGAGTAGTTGCTCGTCACACCCGACGTGAACCAGACCCACGCGGTCGCGGAGTAGGCAAGCCCCGGGGTTATCGCCAGTTGTTCGCTGATGATGTCGTTGTTCGCCGACACACCATCCGGTGTGACTTTCGCGGCGAAAGCCCCGGAATGCTTCTGGGTGCTGGACTGGACCAGGGTGCCACCGCCCACGGTCCACGGCGTGATACCCGCCTCGAACGTAGAGTTCGCGTTGACCGGGAGGGGTGCCCCGATGCTGCTGACGGTGGTCTGCCACCCGTTGGTGTTGACATCCAACGGGAAGTCGTCACCTGAGCCCTGAATCCACAGCGGTCCGGTTGGGGTGGTGACTGTCATGGTCGTTGCCCCGACTGGTGTGTCGCCGACCGTAGTGGACCCGTCGGTGTCAGGGCGCCCCAGGAACTCGTTGGTGTCGCCGACGTCCTGGGCGAGTTGGATCATCCGCCACGGCTCCCACCGGGTGCAGTTCATCGCGATCGTCCACGTGAACTGGTCGATCGTCTCCGACCAGCCCTCGGCGAATAGCCGCACCGTCGTGGTGCTGTGCTGTTTCCGGATCGTCGACAGCCCGGTCACTTCGACGCGGCCGGCGAGGACACTGAGGATTTTCAGCCAGTACGGCAGCAGCTCCGGGTGGTGGTGCAGCGCCAGGTTTAGTGTGGGATACCTGTATTCGTCCAGATTCCCGAGGTGGACTCGCCACCCGGCGAGATCGGCCAGTGCCGCGTCCCATTCACAGTTCGCGGTGATCGACGCCGTGTAGGTGCCGACGGCGTTGACACCCAGCGGCCCGGTCAGATCCGAGACGGTGACGGTGGCGCCGTTGGGGCGGCCCGCTGTGACAGAGTTGATCGTGGCCTGGTCGTCGTCAACGGGTGTGACGGGTTGTTCGATCTGCCCCAGGTTCGCGGCCAACGGGAGTTGGATGTGTTGGTTTTCCAGGCTGTCACGGGTGAAATAGGTGAGACCCGGGGCTACACCGTCACACAGGTAGCCCTGGTCAACCGTCGCAGCAGCTTCGAGGAGGTTGATGAACGTGTCCTGGGCTTGCGGCCCCATTACGCCTTGATTGAACCCGCCGTGCACAGTGACTTTCTCGCCCTGCTCGGTACACAGCCGCTTGATTCGATCCGATGCGCCCTCGTTGTTGAACGCATTGAGCTGGTTCGCGAGGATGAAGATATCATCGTTCTGGTTCTGCACGTAGATCTGCCCGATGCTGACGCCCGCGAGGTTGCCCCCAGCGGCAACCGAAATGTTGGTGACGCCCTTGACTGTCCATCCAGTCGCGGTCACGTTGAAGTAGCCGGCACCGCCGGAGCCAACGTTCACGTTCAGTTGGCTGAACGTGAACGTTGTGTTGCCACCACTAGTGGTCCACTGCACAGAGAGCCGCGTCTGAACGCCAAGCACCGCGAAGGTTGGCGTGCCACTGTCGAATGCGGTCGCCCCGGTGCGGTCAAACCCGATCAGCCTGAGCAGTCCCCCGAATATGTACCGCAGTTCGATCCGAGCGATGGAACCTGCGGTACTCAACGAGATCAGCGGAGCCTGGTCCGGTGGCGGCGACGCGGTCGGTATGTTCATAATAAACCGAACCTGCCCCGAGCCGCTGTCTAGGTAGGACGGGACCTGCCCGGACCACGAGTCCGTGGCGAACGTCGGAATCGGCGAACTGCACGCGAACGCCGAATACGCGGCGAGTTGTGGCGTCCCGGAGATCGCGAGCGGTTGCCCACCGATCGCCGACTTCAGGCTGCCGGTCGCGGTGCCGTCCTCACACGGCCAGTACGCCACCAGATTCCCCAACGTCGGGATCGAGCGCCTCAGTGTCGACTGGAGCACTTCGGAGCCCTGGTTCAGCCGCCGCTTCGACCCGGCCGCCTGCACCGCTACGACCGCGTAGCTACCGGACGTATCCCAGTCCGGCGTGAACCCGACCGCGGACCCGTCGAACCTTGTGGCCGCCGCACCGTTGTAGGAGACAACGACCCGGATCGGGGTTCCGCGCCGAACAAACGGGTAGTTCGGGGACTGCGGGCCCTTGCTGTACGCGCCGGACCTGTTGTCCAACGTAAAGTCCACCGTCGCCGGCTGCGGAGTGCTGGCCCAGTCCGCCCGCCCAACCTTGATCACGACCTTCTGCTGGTACTGCACATCGTGGGAAACATCCACCCATGTCCACGTCGACTCGTCCGCCGCCAAGTTCGCGCCCCACGCGATCTGCACCGACAACAACAAGTTCGTGCCGAACTGTTGCGTCAGGATCGGAACCCCACCACCACCGGTCCCGGAACCGCCGGGCACGCCAACGACGACCGGGGAGCCACGCTCCAGCCACCGGTCTACGCGTACCGCAGTCGACGCCACCACCAGCCCCTATTCTTCGACGACGGCCCAGCACAACATGTTCACTGGCGACCCGAACGTTGCCCGGACCCGGAGGAACTTCGACACCGCCACCACGGGCCGTTCGTCCTGCATGAACTGGTACTGGTCGGTGGCCGGGGTCATTCCCAGATAGGTGGCGCCGTTGACCTCGTCCTGGTCGAACGTGCGAGTCGTCACGGGCGAACCCTCCACAGTGGCCGTGTAGCCGGTCGCCGAGGTACCCAGCGTGAGCAGGCTCGCCGGCACACCCGGTAGAAGCGGCTGCACACCGGACGCCGCGTGTGCGGTCACGGTCGCCGCTACGTCGGTTTCGATCAGTTCGATCCGACCGGTCAGCGTCGTCGTGGGCAATGCGTCGATCTCCCAGCCCCACGAGATGATCGTGATCGTCCGCGACGCGGGAATAGCCAACTGAAGCATCGTCTTCGCTGTCGACGATCCCGTCGTCACCGGGATCATCGCCGCCGTCGACACCATAGGCGAGTTCCATATCTTGTAGCGGTGCAGACTCATCGCACTCCTATCCGACCTTCACTCGTTGCCCGTTCGCGGTGAGCTGGATACTCCCGGCCTTCACCAATTTCATAAACGCCGACGCCATAGCGCTGTCCGTGTTGCCGCCGAAGACGATGCCGACCTCGACGTTGATGGAGGTCCCCGCCGAGTGACTGTTCGCGGCCGGCATCACCGTGCTGCCGTTCGGCAGGTGTACCACTTCCGGGCCACCGTCACCGATCCCGGCCCAACCGGATGCCGGGCCACCGTTGCCGTACCAGTTGAACCCCTGCTCATGCGCCCACGCCGCGTTCGGTGAGCCATAGCGGCCCTTGACGTATGCCTCTCCCCAGTTCACCTGCCCGATGTAGTCACCCAGGTTGTAGGGATGCCCGTGCCCCAACGATTGCGGGATGCCGTACGCCCCAGACGATGGGTTGACCGCGTAGGGGTTCCAGCCGGACTCCTGATTCCACAATTTGATCAACGCGGGCATCTGGTCCTGGCCCCAGCCATACTGGGACAGGATCGACGATGCATAGGCTTGCGCAGCCGACGCGAGCCCACTGGACGCCGCCAACGACCCGCCGCCGCCTCCACCGCCGCCGCCCAGACCGGACGCAGCGGAGAACGCGCCCCAGTCCACCGCAGCCGCTGCCGGCAACGTCACAGCAGGCCCACCGAACGCGTGCAACATCTGCCCGGCAACGTCCAGCGCGCCCCACTGCGCCGCGATCGGCAAGTTCATGCCCAGGGCACCCACCGTGCCGCCGTTGGCGTAGCCCTGCGACGCTGCGAGCATCGAGTTCGCGTGCGGCATCACCGACGACCCCGGCGCCAAGCGGACCAGTTCCGGGCCCTGCTCACCGACCCACACCATGCCGTCCGCTGGGCCACCCGTGGCTTTCGCCCGCCGGGTTGCCTGCGCTGGGAGGAGCGCCTCGATCTGCGCGAAGTTCATCCCCAGTTCCTGGCCGACCTGGGTGAGTTGCTGCGGGTTCAGGCTCGGCGTACCCGTGATGCTGAACTGGGTGTTGGTGCCGTTCAGCCCGTTGAGACTGTTGAGAACACCGCCGATCTTGTCGGACGTGAACCCCATCTGCTGCCCGACTTGCTGCGTCGCTGCGGCGGCGATCTGCTCCGACCCGGTCGCGTCCCGGTAGGCAACGAAAATGTTCTCCAACATCTGCCGGTTCTGCGCACCAATCACCGTGTTCTGATCCGTCGACCGGGACGACGCATCCGTCGCCGTCGTCAACGCCGTCGCAGCCGCTGCCCGCGCCTGCTCAGCCTGCGTCACACCCTGCTCGGCTTGCTGTAACCCGTAGTCAGCGTTCGCGACCGCCTGTACCGCTTGCTGCTGCGCGTACTCGGCGTTCGTGACACCCTGAGCAGCGGTCTGCACACCGTCCTGTGCCTGCGCCAGAGCGTGTTCAGCCGACAGGACCTGCGGGTTGTTGTCGACACCCTGCGCCCGGGCCGTGTTCAGGGCGTTTTGAGCCTGAGTGCTCGCATCCTGGGACGACGCCACCTGATTCTGCGCCGCGATCAGGGCGTCAGCGGCAGCGACCTGGGCGGCGTTCGCGGCGTTGATCGGCCCGTCCGCGAAACCCTGCGCGTTCCCACTGTTCACACCCACCGCAGCAGCGGCCTGGGTCGCTTGGTACAGGGATAGGTTCGCCTGATCCACCGACTGCGCCGCCGAGTCGGACTGCAACTTGAGGCTGATCAACTGCTGCTGAGCCGTCGCCCGAGCCGCCGTTACCGCCTGCTGAGCCTGCGTTTCCTGGTAGACAGCGTTCGTGTACGCCTTCTGCGCCGTCGTCACCGCAAGGACGGCCTGCTGTTCACTGTGGACAGCCGCAGCGACACCCTGACTCGCTGTCGTGACACCATGCTCAGCGTTCGCGACAGCCAAGCCAGCCGAGTCGTAGGCTTGCCCAGCCGTCGTCACTGCGGCCTGCAACTGTTTCCACGCCTGCACACCCTGACCGGCAGTAATGCTGGCCTTGTCGGTCGCGTTCTCCATGTACGTCGCGCCGGATGTCGCCTCAGCGATTGATTTCGACGCTGCCTGAATCGCCAACCCGTAGCCGTTCGCGGCCTGCTGGCCGGCGTCCATCGTGAACCCGAGCGCCGCCAAAGCGTTCTGGTTCGCCGCGACCGTCGCCTTCATCCCAGCCAGCGCGTTGTCCGCCTGCGGCACAATGTTGTTCAACGCGTTGTACTGGTCCACCGCCTGCTTCGCTGCCGGCGACAGCTTCGTGTAGGCATCATGATTCCCGTTCACCGAATCCGTCAGGTCCTTGACGGACATGGTGGTGTCCATGCCCTGATCCCCGACTGCGGCAAGGGAAATCGCGGCATCCTCACCGATCTGCGTCATCGTCATCATCTGCGAACCCAACTGCGCCTGCTGGGTATGCAAACCGTTCGTGTAGCTTGTTGCTGTCGCGATGCTCCCGGAATATGACTGCGCGAACTGCGAACCCGATTGCCCGAGGATCAGCAGGTCCCCAGACATTTTCTGCATGGACGCGTTACCACCGAGCATCGACGTCGCCGTTGAACCTGTCGCGGCACCCAACGCGATGATCTGCTGCGACAAGTCCTGCGTCGCGGCAGCAGTCGACCCTGTGGTCATGAACATGCCCATCATCGCGATCTGCGCGACGTTCATCAGCATGTACATGGGGCCCATCGCGGCACCCAACCCGCGGGACGCGGTAGCCGCGACATCCTCACTCTTCGCGAGCGCCGCTGACGCCGACGCAGCAACAGCCTCAGCAGCCCCCAGATCCGCCTGAGCCTTCGAGTTCGCTACCCCCGCAGCTGCCGCTTCATCCTCTGCCGCTGCCAACGCCAACTGGGACTTGGTTGTCGGCTCAGCGTTCGCCGTCGCCTGCGCGGCAGCCAACTCCTGTTGGGCTTTCGACTCCTGCTGCGCCGCGGCCGACGCAGCAGCGGCGGCTTCGTCAGCGGCTTGTTGTGTCTGGATCTTCAACGCGGCCAGCGACGACGGGTCCGCTTCCACGATGATGGTCTCTCTGACCTCCTGGCCGACCTGCGCCACCAGTTCCTCAACGGACGCCCGGTATTCGGCGGCGTTCGCGATCTCAACCGGGATATCAGCCCTGGCGATCCCCGACAGTTCACCGAGGGTCGCGTCGAGCTGCTCCAGGAACGGCGCGGTGTCGGCGTTGACCGGGATCTCAAGGGCCTGCTTGCTGATCGTCTTCAGCGAAGCCTTCACCTGAGCCAGGAAAGCCTCGTTGATCGGGTTGGTTGCGGTGATACCGATCGGTGCGAACGACTTCTCGAACGTCTGCCACGACGCCTTCAGTTCATCCTTGGTCGGCTGCGTCTTGTCCAGCGCAGATATCTCAATTACGACCTCATTGCCCATCGGTATTCACCTCCAACCCATAGTCAGCAATCGCCACGTGCCGCAACAGATCCGAACTCTCAGCCAACAGCGTCGAGAGCGTGTAGGCGGGGAACCGCTGCAACAACCGCAGCACCCGTTCCGACTCGACTAGCTCGCGAGGCTTTCCGATGGGATTTCCGTCAGCATCTCTTCCACCTCCGTCGGCGGCGACGAACCGCCACTTCCGGATGGCTTCGGCAAAGGGCGCGACGCTCCGTGGACGGTGTCGAGCCACGTCCCCATCAGCAAACCGACGAACTCGCCCTCCAGTCCGCGCAGCCCCTCGAAGGTTCGCGGAACGGGAGTTCCGTCCTCCTCGGTGAGGTTCCAGTCCACGAGGTGCTCGACGAACATGGTGTGTAGTTCCGCGAGGTGGGCCTTGATGTCCTCGACCGTGTCGGTGGGGTTCTGCCAGCGGAGGTCCGTCGCCCGGAACGCCTCCCCGACCGACAGCTTCTTGACCCGTACCTCAATGCCCTCGTATTCAGCATCGACGAACACGAGTTTGAGGATGGTTCGCGGAACTACATAGCCGCTCATGCGTTCATCGCCTCCACAAACCTCACCACGACCGGCTCCCCGATCTCGTCTGCCTGCGCACCAACCTTCTCCGCAGCCTCACGCGCCGAGTCGTAGCCCTTGAACCGGGTCACCGGGAAGTTCCGGCTGCCCTGACCCTCAAGCCACGGGCCGTACACGTTGCCACCGTCATGCGCGGTCGCCTTCGTGTCCGTCACATCCACCCGCGTGGTCGAGATGTACTCGTTGTGGTTGACGCGGATGTTCGCTTCAAGGTTGGTGCGCCACGTGTCCAGCGCGGTGTCAGCGACCGCGCTGGTGATGTCCACGACCAGTTCGGTCATGCCGGTTTCCCAGCCACCGTCGAACAACCCACCCTGAACCGGCATGGAAGTCTCCGTCCTATCTGGTCACGACCACGTCGGCACCGCGCCATCGGCGAGCGCCATTGGGACCTTCCATGTCAGGTCACCGTTTGTGGAACGCGTGATCGGGTAGTCGGTGATGACACAGTTGTTGGCCAACGTCGCGCCGTTCACCACGATATTCGCGGCGCGGGTAGTGGTGCCCGTACCGAGGTCGCGGAACACCAGGTGCGACACGGCCGCGTTGAACACGCCGGACAGGTTGAGGGTGAAGTCGCCGAGCAGCAACAGCCGCTCGTGCGCCGACTTGTCAATACCCGTGACGTCCTGCACGGCCCTGGGTGTCATGAAGTCCAGGTTGGTGCAGTCATTCCTGATGTCGACCACGGTGCTACCGTCCGACTTGACGACGGTCATAGTGGTCCAGCCGAGGCCGGTACTCTTCGCCAACGAACTCACCCTCTCTCAATGATGCTGACGATCTTGTTGGTGTGGGTGGCGCAGTCGTCAGCCCACTGATCACTCCGGTCGTACCGGTGCGCTGTGCCCCGGTCCCGAACCACGTACAGTTCCGGCCTGCCGGTCGGCAGTTTGTGTTGGGACGTCTTGAAACACGCCTGCCCGGCCTCGAACACGAAGTACACGGCCGGCGGGTCGTACTTCTCAGCGGTGTCGGGGTCGACGTCGATGACGCATTCGCTCCAGTGCCGGCCGCTGGTCTTGACGGCGTGCTGCATCTCGGCGGGGAGTGTGTCCATGCGGATGCGCCACCCGTTGTGGTGGTCGATGCAGCCGATCTCCTCGCAACTGGCGTTGCGCCAGTGCGTGGCGATCGGGGTGTCGATGGTCCAGTGCATTTGTTCGGCCATCACGCCACCTGCTGTGGTTTGTCGCGCGGCAGGATGGTGGCGATTGCCTGCTCGGTCTCGGCGTCCAGCTCGACGCCGATGAGTTCGAGGACGGCCGTGGTGTAACCGCGCTGGTCACGCGTCACGGTCACGGACACCACGAGGTCTCTGATTTCGACGCCGTTGACGACGACAGAGTTGTCGGTCCCTGCCGACCCGAGCTTGATCTTGACTTTCGCGTCACGCTGTCCTATAGCCATCAGAACGTCACAACTCCCAGGTTCTGGGTCACCGACGCGACGAAGGTGACCGAAGTGAATCCGCCCGTGGTGACCGTGCTGGCCCGCACATAGCGGCGCAGGACCGCGGTGCCGCCGACCGCGATCCGCTGGCCCTGCGGTGTGCCGGACGTGATCTGTGCGAACGCGCCCGACGCGACATCCGCGAACGTCACGTTGTCCGCGCTGTCCTGCAACTTCACGGTCACGTCGGTTCCGACGAACGCCGACACGTGCAGGAACGCCTGGAACCCGAAGGCGGTCTGGAGCGACCATGTCCACGTCGGCGCGACGGTGTAGGTCAGGGTGATGGTGCCGTTCGGGGGGACCGTGTAGGTTCCGGCGCCCGCGCCGACCGTTACACCGTTCACCGACACGTTGGTCATGGTGCCGCCGGTGATCACGACCACCGCCGACAACGGAGACGTGTTCGTCACCGGGGTCAGTGAGGCGGGGATGGCTGGTGTGTTGAAGCTGTTGCCGCCGTCGACACCGGTGCCGTTGGTGGCGGCGACGTCGGTGCGGGGGCCGTTGGTGAGCTGCACACCCCAGTCCAAGGCGTACTTGTCGCCCAGCAGATCAGCCTTGAAGATCAGGCTTCCGTCGACACCGCGCGTCGGGTCGTAGTTCGACTGCACCGACACCACAGACGCGCACGGGCTACCGAGACCGTAGCCACGGAAGTAACTGCCGATCACATCGGTGCGGGGCAGTGTCTTCAGGACGGTGTGGATGCCGCCGGCTGCCGAGTTGAAGTAGGTCGAGAGCGCGATCTTCCCGTCCCGCAGCCCAAGGATGCGTTCGTGCGCCGACTTGTCGATGCCGGTCATGTCCAGTGGCGACGCGGGCATCGTCAGAGCCACGGTTTGCACGTCACCCGAGACGGGGACACCGGAGATCCACACCCTGTCGCCGAGACCGCTTGTCTTGGCCATCAGTCCTCCGTCCCGATTCTGAGGTGCGTGTGCAGTTCGTCGAGCTTGGCGTGCAGCGACTTCCGGCTCCGGTGCGCCTGAATCGAGCGCCACAACGTGAGCGCGGCGGCTGGCAGGCCCCACCAGACGGCCGCGTACTCGTTGGGCCACCACGTGTCGAACGGTGGAATCAGGTGCTGCCACAGGGTCATCACGGCACCTGCGTCCACACGCCGTCGATCACCAACGGGATCGCAATGTCCATGATCCGATAGTTCGTGCCACCGTGATTCGCGTAACCCGCCTTCGCCGCCAACGCCGTCCCGTTGGAACCAAACAGGTCCACCATGAACACCGAACCGCCGAGCGTGAAGGCGCCCGAGAACACGCCGATCATCTGCGCCGCGGCGTTACCGACCATCGGGTCGATCAGATCCATGTCGCCCGTCGTCGGCGGGTTGTAGATCCTTTGCGTGAACACCACCAGCCCAGCGGTCGCGGACAGTCCGCTGACCTTCTTGGCCGGGCCGATCGCGGCCAGCCAGATCGCCGACGTCACACCCTGCGCCGGTGGCGACGCAGGTTCATGCCCGGACACCGACACGAACTGCCCTGTCGCCAACGCCAGCGAGGTCAGGGAGCTGAGGAGCGACGCCACGTCCAGGCCGATCGGGGAGCTCATCGCTACACCAGCCTTGCCGCGGTGCGTTTCCGCATCCGCAGGTACCGGGTGTGTCCACGCCGCCGCAGGTCGTCCAGGGCGCTGGAGATGTCGAGTGGGTCACCGGGGCCGGCGTTGTTGCCGGCGGACCGCTTGACGATGGTGGTGTAGCCGCGCCTCGATTGGACGAGCGTGTTGAGGGCTTCGGCGATGCACCATTCCCGGACCAGGGATGGCACGACGTGCACGTTGATGGACGCGTTCGCGCTGTGGGTGGCTGCGGTGGTGCCGAGCACGCCGCGCTGCACCGTGAGAAGTCGGGGCGCGTTGACGGCGGCACCTGTGGTGTGTTGCGCGAGCACGGTGCCGTTCCACGCCCGGATCACCGTGAGGTTGTTCCCGACGATGTCGGTGATCAGCATCTGCTCGGAGTCGAGCATGATGACTTCGGTGTCGACAGCGGCACCGGACTGGATACCGACGGTGGTGGCGTTGGCTTGTGCCGCGATGGTCGCGGCCAATGTCTGCCCCGTCGCCGCCATAGCCTTACCGGTGACGATCATGCGTTCCTGGTCGACGCGGATGATCGAGCCGACACCGAGCAGGTTCGAATCCGTGCACGTACCGGTCGTACCGATGAGGTCGGTGAACGCGGACACCATCGTCCCGGCAGAGTGCTCGGCCGCGCAGTAGCCGAACGTGCCAGCCACGCTGATGGAACGCTGGAAGGTGTTGCCAGCGTTGAACGCCGAGTTCGACGATAGGTCGATCTCCAGTTTCGTGTACGGGATACCGCGCAGTGGTGCGTCATCCGGGCGCAACATCACCGACGAGGTGATGTCCACGCCAGCCGCCAACACCTGCGTCACCGACGTCAGCTCGCGCTGGTCGAGCCACAGCCGCCACGGCGCCGCGAACTGGTGATCCGGCCAGTCGAACGTCTGAACGCTGACCGACGGATAGAAGTAGCGGAGGACGTCGCCTTCGATGCTGCGCGAGGCTGCTTGGATCTCACGGTCGATCTGCATGTTGCTCCGCGAGGTCTCAGGAACGTCCAATGCGGACTTCACTTCCTCGCGGGTCGCGTACATCACCTCGACAGGCGCAAGAGGACCCGCTGTCGCGGACAGCACGGTAACAATCTCGCTGGCCGACGTTTGAGTCGCCACCCACGCAACCACATAGTCACCGGGCGTGAGAATCAGCGCCGTCGCCCACACGTACGTGTAGATACCAGTGGCGATGTGCACGATGCCTGTGCTGGTCGGGCCGACAATAGTGGCGCCTGCCACGGTGGCGATTTGCACAGTGAGGTTCGTGACGTCGACAGCAGGTCCACCGCTGTACTGGAAGAAGGCTGCCTCAAGAGTGACGGCCTGCCCTTGGACTACTGTGGTCAACGTGCACCTCCTGTCGGTTTAGGCGATTCGAGTGGGCTATGTACCGGAGTTGACCCAGGCCCGGAGCAGCGGCCCGGGATAGCCGTCGACCAGGACCAATACCTCGTCGTACAGCACCGAAAATGTGGCCGGGGTTACCGGGTTGGATGTCGGGCCGTGCTCCAGGTAATCGACGTTGCTGCTTCCCATCGCGGCCGACAAGGTTTCGGTGACGGTCGTGGTGTGCAAATTGGCACCAGTGAAGATCTTCAGTGTTTGGGTGCTGCCGGCCGGGTTCGCCTTCCATTCCAGCCTGATCCACGCCCCGGCGACCACCGCCAGAGTGCTGGTAGCGGCGACCGCGTCCGAGCCGTCGAGCAACTGCACGTGACTGCCGGTGCCGGTGCTGGAGATCTGTATCCGTCCCAAGTGCGTCCCGTTGATGCCACCGTTCTTCAGGGTCGCGATCGGTACCGGAGACGACGCGAGCGTCGGCACCTGCACGTACTGGCGCAGGTACAGCAGACTTTGCGACGGCGAGATCCCGGTACCCAGGAAAGCGAACGCTCCTGCTCCGGCGGGGATGGAAACCTTGGCGCAGTGCCCGTATCCGTCAGCACCGGCCGCAGCGAACACTGCGGTAGCGCCGGCGAAGTTGTTGGAACTACCACCGGGACTGCTGGTGTAGTTGCTGGTAGTGGTGTCGCAGTTGGCGGCGACGGTGCCCCCGAAACTCTCCGCGAAAACCGGTGGCCCGGCGAGCGCGGACAGCAGTGTGGCGGCCGGACTCGCTGGGATGGCGACACCGTTGATCTTCGCCACTGTCGGATTGGGTAGCGTCCCTGCCAGATCGCCTGCCACGGTGGCGTTCCCAACGGTGAAGTTCGTGGCGCCCGTGCCAGCAACCGGGATCTGCCCGAACGCAGCACCGTCAGTAGCCGCCGTGCCGTTGGCCAGCGACGTGACCTTCTGGGAACCCAGCCCCACCGCAGCCGTTGGTGTGGCGACCTGGTCCAGGCGCGGCATCTGGTGGACGTGCCCGGCGTCAGCGAGTTTGCCCGTGGCCCCCGCGGCCTGAGTCCCGAGAGCCGCGATATCCGATGCGGTGGTGTCGATCGCGGCCGTTGCACCCGTTGCCAAGCCGAGATTGGTGCGTGCGGTCGTGGTGTTACCCACGTCGGACAGGTTGTTCGCCGAGACCAGCCTCGCAGCGAGGTCTGTCGTCAAGTTTGCCACGGCAGATTCAGGGAACGCCGCAGCGGGCACGACGGGCGCGGCGGTGAAGGTCTTCGCACCGGTCACCGTTTCGGTGCCGGCGAGGTGCACGACCGCCGTGTCTGTGGCCTTGGCGGCCAGATCGGTAGTCAGGTTTGCCACAGCGGACTCGGGAAACGAGGCGCTCGGGACGATCGGCGCCGAGCTGAACGTCTTGACCCCGGCCACCGTCTGCGCGGTGGTCAGGTCCACGAAGGACTGGGTGCCTGACCCGGTGCCGCCCTGGGCGATGGGTAGCGGAGAGGCGAGATGTGTCGCGACCACGGTCGGGCTGGGCAGTGTGCCGCCCAGGTCGCCTCCAGCTGTTGCGCCGGACTGGATCGCGCCTGTGATGCGGGAATCGTTGCCCGCCGCGACGGTACCGGCCGTTGTGCCCACGTTCTCCGTGGCTGCCCCGCCGAGCCCGAGGTTGGTTCGCGCAGTTGGCACACTGGCGACGTCACTGAGATTGTTGGCGGCGCTCAGTTCGCCGACGCCTTCGCTAGAGAGGGCATTGAGGACGTACTGTCTCGTCGCGGCACCCAGCGGGAGCAGTGGGTCCGCCGACAGCACGAGCGCACCAGTCATCGTGTCGCCAATCTTCCTGACGAGTGCCGGGTCGCTGCCCGTGTAGCCCGTGGCGCTCATGCTGTCCTCCCTTCATCAATGTCAACGCGGTTGTGCGTCCTCTACGCTGCCGTCCCACCGCCAGCCGTCGAACTTGCAGAACAGGACACCGTCCTCACCGCCGGCCCGGACGGGTTCGCCGCAGTGCGGGCAGGCGACCGGGTCACGTTCCCGGAACTCGCGCCGCACCTCCCGGCCGGCTTGGAGGATGCCGAGCAGTCCGTACCACCCGGCACCCCCGTTACCAGCCATCGCTAGCCGCCGTTCTCAACCGGCGCCGCGGGCTTGTCCGCTTCCTGCAACCGGGCCACGAGATCCGGCTTATTCCCCGACGTGGGAAGCCCCCGGTTCTCGCACTCGGTGACCAGGTCCGCCTTCGTGAACAGTTCGTAGCCGGTGATCTGGCCGTCGCCGTCCACATCGGTCGATGCGTCCTCGTCGGGCTCGATGGGCGGTGCGTCTTCGACCACCGGTGCCTCGACGATGGCACCGCTGTGCACCACCATCGCCGTCGCCGGATTCCCGGCCGGGTCCACACCGTCGTAGACGTGCGGGTTGTGCGCGAACGGCGGGTGACCACCAAAGTCCTGCATGATTCCCTCCGCTCACACCAGGGTCGCGGGCATCGACGCCGGGTCGAACCGCTTCTGCAAGTCCGTCAGCAGCGTCAAACCCGAACCGAGCCGAGCGACCACTGCGGTCGCGGCGACCGACAGGGACACGTAGTTGAACGTCGCATCCAGATCCGGGGCATTGACCTGGATCGCCAGCTCCACCTGCTTCGTCGCGTACGTGGCGCCCGGGAGCGTGAACGTCGACCCCACCGCCTGGGTGGTCTTCACCCACGCTTCGGTACCGGCCAGCGTCGTCGCGGACTTCACCCACGCGGTGGTGATGTTCGAGAACACCTGTGTGGTGCCAGCGGTCTTCGCGGTGTGCTCGTTGAGGGTGAACACCAGGTCGTCGGTGCCGGACGCCGCGGCGGCGAGGGACACGACGAAGATGCAGGACCGGGCGTTCTTCAGTGAGACCCGCAGACCAGTCGCACCGGCCGTGTGGAGGTCGACCGGTGCCCACAGTGGTCCGATGTCGACGGTGTATCCGAGCTTCAGCATGTCGAGCCTTCCGTTTCAGTTCCGGTGGAACAAAGGTGCCCGGCGGCCGGGGTGACCGCCGGGCGGTCGATCAGACGAGCACCACGTACGGGGACAACGTCTTCGCTGATCCGTTCGCCGGGGTGATCGCGGTCCGCAGCCACGGCTGACCGTCCACGCGGCCGATCACCCGGAACGCCGTCTTGTCCGTCCCGAACAGGTAATCGTTGCTGGACTGCATCTGCATGGCCTGCCGGTCACCGATCAGGTACTCGGAGAAGTCGTACAGACCCAGGTCGCCCTGCGAGCCGAGCGGCCCGACCTTCTCGGTGAACTCGATCGGCCGGCCCATCAGCGTCAGCACCGGCGCGCCGATCGCGTTCATCTGCCACAACATCACCGGCACCGGAGTCGAACCACCAGATGGGGTGAACGACAGTTCCGCGAGCTGCGGGAACGTGTCGATCGCCGCGACCCAGCGGGCGTTCCGCATCGACGACGGGTACATCCTTGAGTACATCTTGACGATGTCGTCGTAGACGATCGTGTTCGACGTGCCCCGAGATTGCAGCACCGCGCCGGGCGCGGTGACGATGCCCTGCGGCTTCGCGACACCGTCACCGGTGAGGAATCCGAGGTCCTCGAACCAGCCCCAGCCGAGGGGGAACTTCGCCTGGAACCATGCGGTGAACGCGGCCGAGTCGGCCAGTAGTTCGTTGGGGATGCCGGCGTAGCCGGTGAGCTTCTTCGCGTCCAGCGTGATCTGCCCGAACTTCGCGCTGGTGTCGGTGAGCGGCGCGCCTTCCGGGGTCCACTGGAACGTGATGCCACCGAAAATGCTCGACACACGGCTGGACTCGTCGACCGCGGGGATCGGGACCTTCAGGGAGTCCATCGGGATCACGGTGGCGTACGGGCGGACCACGGCGCCTTCGAGCGCGAGCTGGAGGATCTCCGACCGCAGGATTTCCGGGATCAGGAACCCGCCGTCCGACGGGATCGCGGACGAGGCGGCGTTGACGATCTCCCGGTGCTTCCCGGCGCGTGCCCGCAGTTCGTCACCGTTGGGGAGCATCTCCGCGTTGAGGTGCCACGCGGTGTGGAAGAAGTCCACCGGGGTCTCGTACAGCTTGTCCAGTGCGGCGCCGGGTGCCTTCGGGTTGTGGAACTGCCCCTTGTCCTGGTTCGTGAGTCCCATGCGCCGGCCGGCCTTCGCCTTGCGCACATCGGACAGGTCCAGCTTCCCGACCTTCTCACCCGACTCGATGAGGAAGTCCCGCAGGCCCGCCTGGAGCTGCTCGTGGAACTGGGTGACGATCTCCTCGTTCTTCGAGGTCATCTTCTCGGCGTATGCCTTGGTGAACGCCCCGAACTCGCCGTCGGCGATCATCTTGGTGACGCGGGGGCCGTCGGCGAGGGCGTCTTCGAACTCGGCGGCGGTCTGGGGGATGGCTGGAGCGGTCATCAGGCCGCGCCTCCTTCGGTTGCGAACGCGCCGCGGAGCGCGGCGACGGCTGCTGCGATGTCGACCTTTGGGGCGACCGGTTCAGGGATTGGGACCGGCGCCACCGGCACGACCGGGGGGCTGACCGCGACCGGCGGCACCGGGGCTGGGGCCTGCGCCCGGCCGGCGTAGGCATAGATGGACAGGTCCCACGAGTTGTCCGGCATGGCGGCAGGTGCGCGCTGCGGTCCGCCGACGTGGTCAGCCAGTCCTGCCGCGACGGCTTCGTCGGCGGTGTACCAGGTCTCCGCGGCCATCGCTGCCCGCCACGTCGCGACATCCCCACCGGCGCGCTGCGCGTACAGACCGGCGAGGCTTCCGTCGAGTCCGTCGAGGACACCCGCCATCTGCTTCATATCGGCGGCGTTCCCGATGCACATCCCCGACGCGTTGTGAATCATCACCTGCGAACCGGGCATCACGGTCAGCGAGTCACAACCCATCGCGATGATCGACGCCGCACTCGCCGCCAACCCGTCGATCACACCGTGCACCGACGCCGGGTGCGAGGCCAACGCGTTCATGATCGTGATGCCGTCGAACGCATCCCCACCCGGCGAGTTGATGTGCAGTTCGATCGCCGGCGAGTTCAGTTGGGTGAGTGCCGCGACCAAGTCGGAGGCGGTGACACCCCAGTAGCCGATCTCGTCGTAGATGAACACCTTCGCCGGGCCGTCGTCGGCTGCGTTCTCGAACCGGAACCAGTCGTTGCGTCCCTGCCGCAGCGACGCGACCGGGCGGGCCGTGCGGAAGGCACGCAACTCGCCGGGGATCACGATGACATTCCGCATGTTGTCCGATCCCTTGTTCGCGTCGCTGATGTGCGCCTGGAGATGCGACCGCACCCCCGGCTTGTCGCCGTCCGGGATGGACGAGCCCTCCAGCCGCGCCAAGCCGTTACGGCAGCCGGGGATGTTCGCCGGACCGCCCTTCGTGGTGTGGTGCGGAAACTTGTACGAACCCTTCTGGTCGTCGGCGTCACCGTCACCAGCGGTGTGGCTGGAATCGGCGGCGTCCTGGGACCACCAGGCGTGGCAGTAGTGCAGAGTCGCGTACTCGGCGGGCATCGCCGCGACCGCGGCTGGCCCGTCCCAAGGCGTGTCGACCGTCGCGGTGCTGTGCGAACCGATGGCGGGCATCAATCGCCGTCCCTTCGCACCACGGACAGCTTCATGCCGCCGTCGAGGACAAGCACCTGGTGGCCCGGGAACTGTTCCTTGGTCTGCGTGATGGTGTGGTCGTACATCTCATCGCTCATGCGCTGGTCGACATGGAAAACCACCACGTCGCCCGACTGGAGCCGAAGCACCTGCACATGCGGCAGTTCCTGATCGGACACCACCTCGATCTGGCCACGGGACACGCCCATCACGCACCCACCCCGGCGAGTGCCTTCTCGGCGGCTTCCGCGACCGCGTCCGCGTGGATCTGTTCGGCCTGCGCCACGGACACACCCAACTCCCGCGCCAACAACTCGAACGACCAGCCAGCGGTGTGACAGTCCACGATCGTGCGCGCCAACGTCGACCGGTAGCCCTGCGTGAAGTAGTCGTCGTCCTCGCACACCCACACCAACTGGTCCGTGCCGACCGCGATCGTCAGGCGCGGCTGGCCGTCGCGGTCCAGGTGCAGTACCACCTTCGCGGCCTTCGTGTCGCGGGTGTTGAGCGTGACGGTGAAGTCGTGAATGGACCGGTCGGCCATCACGCCGCCTCCTTCTCGGTAGTGGCGGGCTCGTACGTTTCGCCAGCCGGAAGCTGCGGCGGCATCACCGTCGCCGGGATCACCCCGGTGTGCTTGATGTTCGGCAGCGACATCGCCTTCGCCACATCATCTGGGTCGTAACCGGCGGCGACGAGCTTCGCGGCCGCGCTCGCGTTGGCGTTCGTGGTCGCGGCGTCGGCCTGCCAGTTCTTCGGGACCGGGTTGTCGAAGTCGAACTCGACACCACCACCGGTCGACCCGAACAGCGGCAGGAACTGGGTGTTCAACACGTCCCGCACCCGCATCAGTTTCAATGTCAACCGGTACTGGGCGTAGATGTACTCGGAGCCCTCGATGTTGGAGCGGTTGACGTCCTCCACCACGCCGAGCATCGCTTTGGAGGTGCCGTAGCCCTCATAGATGATGTCCCGGCCGTCCTGGCGCAGTTCGGAGAACTGCATGTCCTGCATCGACAGGTCGCTGGACTGGAACGTGGCGCCCATTTCGAGGAACGCCACCCGGTGTGCGCGTTGGATGCCTTGGTGCTGCTCAGCCCACCGCTCCACCAGGTCATCGAAAGTTTCGTCGCTGAGCCTGACGCCCTCCGGGAACTGGACGAACCCGCCGGGGTTCGCGCTGTTCTGGAAGAAGTTCCTCTGCCACTGCGAGATGTACCGCGACGACTCGATGTCCGGCATCAACGGCTCCACCGCGCCCATACCGCCATAGATGTTGAGTGGCGCGGGTTGCCGCAGCCAAATCACCTCGTTGGTTTTCAGCGGCACCGTTTCCCCGTCCGGCCCGGTGTACACCCAGCCAGCGATGAACTCCTTCACGTCCGGGACCGGTTGGATCCGGTCCGGCCGCACAGGCCACATCGATGCGGGGATGGACCCGGCGAACGAGATCACCCAGAATCCGAGCCCGGTCAGTTCGACGTGCTGCCCGAACGACTCCCGGAACAGTTGGCCCGGCATCCACTTGTTGGGTTTGCGCCACATGTCCAGCGCGGCGTGCTTGGTGACTTCGGTGCGCGGGTCGGGCCCGGAGATACGGCCGCGGCCGTCGTGGGTGCGGAACATGCGCCATGGCACCGTCGAGAACGAGCCGGCGTTGAACGACACCGTCGAGAACAAGGTCCCGGAGCGTCCGTACATCTCCATCTGCTGCTCGGCGTCGCTGGTGCCGTATAGGGATGTCATCGCAGCGCGGAACCCTTTGCCCACCATCGGGACGCGTGGCTGCTGGCCTGTCGGAGCGAGGTTGGCCGGCCGGCGGCGGGTGAGGTTACGGAGTGCCGACATCCGGCGCCTCCCCACGATCCACAGCGTGGTCGATCAGGAACAGGCTGATGCCGATGGAAAGGAACCCGGCCCACGGGTGCCACTGGAACGCGGCGGTGACACCGAATCCGAACGCGACGGTGGTGACGACGAAGTCCTTGATCGCCCCGGCGTGGCCACGCAACCGGGTGCGCAGTGAGACACGCTCGCGGGCCGGCGCCGCGGGGTGACTGCGGTTGTCGGCCTTTATGCGCGGCTTCGGTAGGTAGGCGGACAGCACGGAGCCGCGGTGGACGACGGGTGCGCCGTTGGTTAGGACGGTCACGCGACCCACCTCATCCACTTCGTCCGGCCGAAATCGACATGCGCGACCGCGTACCGCTTCGTGTCACAGCCGTCGTCACCGACCTTGACCGGCTGCTCCTTGCCGTCGGTGTCGCGGCCTTTGCGGCCGTCCCACACGTAGCTACCGATCTCGTCCTCGGTGCACGTCGGCATCGTCCGATCGATCAGCGACTGGTCACGGCTGGTGCAGGCGCCCTGAACCAGGAACAGGCGCGGCTTCCCGTCGCCGGCGACCTTGAGCCGGGACTTGACGGCCTCGATGCCTTCCTTGACGGCCTTCTTCGCCGCGGTCGTCGGCAGCCCGGTTTTCTCTTCGAAGGTGGCGCGGCCTTCGGCGTCGTGGTCGCACACCACGGCTTGCGGTTGCGGTTCGGTCCACTGCCGCTTCCCGGCCATGCCGTCCTCGGCGCGGCCTTCGCGGGATACCTGCCCCATCACGTCGGCGGCGTGGTCCTCAACGAGGCGTTGGGTGCGGTAGATCTCGGCGTACCGCCACATGCGGCCGTCCGCGTCGAGTGCCCACCGTTGCAGCACGAAGGGGTGGGTATATCCGAAGTCGATCGCCCAGAACCTCATCCACGACCACGGCAGCCCAGCGGAGCACAGTTCGGTGTCAGCGCTGAAGGTGGGCAATGGCACGAGGTGCAGATTCGGGTCGAACGTGTCGTAGATGACACCCTCAGCCGCGGCCCAGATGCCGTCCCTGTACCGCAGCCGCCGGACACCGGTGAGGGCGTCGAGCTTCAGCATGTAGTCGGCGCCGCGCGCGGTCATCGACCCATCAGGGTTGAAGTAGGCCGGGTTGTCGCGGTGCCGCGAGTGGAGCATCGGCAGGGCACCCTTGGTGGCGCGCTGGTTCAGCCAGTGCTGCGGTGCGTCGGGGTTGCAGCACAACACGATCTGCTTGTATGTCGGGGTCGGGGCACGGAGTCGGGTGATCAGCGTTTCGAGTGCGCCCTCGGTGATCTCGGTTGCCTCGTCGACCACGACCCGGTCGTACTGCGACGACAGGAACTTCTCGGGTTTGTCCAAGCCGCCGACGACGATGCTGGACCCGTTGGCGTACCGGTACGCGGCGGGTTGGCGGGAGCTGCCACCGAACCAGCGGACGATGCCTTGGGTTAGTGCGGCGGCGATGACTTCCTGCTCGAACGTGATCAGCGTCGTCGAGGTGAGCGACACGTGGGTTTGGCGGACGATGAGTCCGCGGAGCTCCGGGCGTTGCAGGCACGCGAGGTGGAGCTTGAACAGGGCGGCCAAACTCTTGCCGGTGCCGGCCGGTCCGCTGAGGAGCACGACGGGTTCGCGGTTGGACATGAGGTCCCGTGCGGCGCCGCGGGGTTCGTACCGCACCACGTGCACCGGGCGGTCCGCGAGCGCCGCGGTCATCGGAGCAGTCCGAAGTCGAAATGGACTATTAACCACGAGAACAGCAGCCCAACGACGATCGCCATCCACCAGTGTTCGGCCGACCACTGCGCGATCGGTTGGCCTGCGACGACGTCACCGATGCGCCAAAACTGTGCGCTCAACGTATTTTCTGGGTGACCGGATGCCATCGCGTGGAGTTCGACCGGCAGGAACAGTGCGATGAACCCGCCGACGAGGGACAGCCAGTAGATTGAGTACCCGTTGTACGGGGCGTAGTCGATTGGCTGCGTCCCGACAGCCAACGCGGCGGTCATGGCCGCACCCGTGCGGCACGGTCAGTGTGCCTCGCCACGGTGATGGCCCACTCCGCTGCGAGTTCGTCGTACTGCCCGTCGGTCAGCGGCTTGGCGTAGACCAGCGGCGACGGGAGCGCGCGGCGACGGGTCCGGCGAGTCCACGCCGCGAACAGGATCACCGCGCACACGGATGCAGTGCCGAAGCCCCAGACGAACACCGTCCACGTCGTCATGGCTTCACTGCTCGTGCCGCGCGGCGCCGGTCAACCCGGTTCGGCACCTGCTGCTTCACACGGCCGGTCAGATCCGGGGGCAGCGGCATCACTTGCCCGTAGGCGGTGAACGTCCAGTTACCGATGCGACGCTCCGAGAAGGCGGTCACACCACACCGCCCACATCGGTGCCCACGACTTCGTAGCGCAGCACCGACACCTCGGACTCGACCTGCGTTGGCGCGTCACCGCCGAGCATCTTCATCAGCCGAGCGGACGCGGCGATGATCGTGCGGCCAGCGTCGAGTTTCGGGCCGTCGTCCTGCACCGCGACTTCCGCGCCGTCCTCGTCGGTCATCATCACGACTCGGCCGTTCGAATGCGCGATGTGCGCGGTGGCCATCACCTCGTTCGCGACCCGGATGACTTCGCCGAGTATTTCGGCGTGTGCGGCCTTCACGGCCTTGACGGGTGGCCCCTCGACGGCGTTGATCGCGTCCCAGTAGATCTCGTGGGCGCGGGGCTGGCTGACGCTGAGCGCCTTCGCGATGCTGTCGAAAGTCCAGCCCTCGTGGTGGTGCTTCACGACCCAGGCGCGGCGCGCTGCGGTCTCGGCGCGGTTGCTAGGGGTTCCTGAACTAGGGGTCCAGGTCCAGGGGGATTCGTCGGGCTGGTCGCTGGGCTCAAGGGTGGGGCTGTCAGTCATGTCCCACCCCCTGCGTTCACTGCTGGCGCGTGATGATCACGGCCGGTTGGGCGCAGGGTAGGTCTGTTTTGGAGGGTTGGGCAATCCTGGGTTTTGTTGATAGGGAAGGTATGCTGGGTGGTATGAAGACGGCTACAACCTTTACTTATGACGAGATTCGGCAGTGGCCTGCTGCGGTTCCGGTGGCGAAGGCTGGTCTGGTTTTTGGTATTGGCCGTACCACTGCGTATGAGATGGCGAAATCTGGCACTTTCCCTGCGCGTGTCGTCAAGGCGGGTGGCCAGTGGTTGGTGGCGACCCAGTCGATCCTTGCTGTGCTCGCCGCTGACGCCGGAGTGGTGGTACCGCAATGACCCAGGAGTTCGGCCATCCTGCCGCGGACTGCCCGCAACGCTGTGACGTCACCACAGGCACAGACGAGCAGCCGGTCTACCTACACGGAGCTTGTCAGCCAGATTCGCCGCCACGTCCGCACGTGATCGGCTCGATTCAGGTGCTGCTCGACGGACAACCGGTCAGCGCGGAACGGGCGCTTGAACTCGGTATCCGGGCGATCGTGCGGGATGAGGTCAACCAGCTGGACGGGCAGGTGTGGCCAGCATGACCGACGAACCACCGCTGTTCGCCAGCGATGTTGTCCGGGTGCCGTCTGGCCGCAGTGGTTTCGCGCACGAGCCGCAGGTGGGTGCAGTGACCTGGTCAATCAAGTCGATGATGTCCGTCACGGCTGATCCCGCGTGGCGGGCGACGGGACACCGACGGGGTTCTCGCAGTCCCCGTGCAGCCAGACACGATCGGGGTCCGTCGCGGTGGTGACCTCGATGCGCTGCGGGCATTCCCGTGCGGTGTGGTTCAGGGGCTCCCCGTTGCGGTCGCGGCCGTCGGGAGCCGGCTTGTCGAGGCTGGGCGCCGCTGGGGGCGCGTCGATGATCCGGACTTGTGTGATGACCAAGGACAGATCAACCATGGTCATGCGGTCTGGGGAGGACTTCAGAGCGACACCAGTGACCCAGTTGCGCAGCGATACGCCCTGGTAGGTCACGTCGGTCACGGTGCCGTCGCCGTGCATCCACACGACCGGACCGGTGTCGTCGCCGGGTCCACGGAATGTCTTAGCCATGGGTCGGGCTCCATTCACTCGCACTCATCGTCAACCACCCCTGGCTTCTCGGTGGGCTTGAACACAGCGTTCTGAAGCGTCACGAAGTCGAAGAAGCCGGCATCCCGATAGACCTCGTTGGGCCACAGTTCCTGCGCCAGGAACTCCAGGTCGTCAGCCATCGGATGCCACCCCAGTGGACAAGCCGTAGCCCTCAGCCAGGTCACGGAGAGTCGGGCATGGCCACGCGACCAGCGGCAAGTCTTCCCGACTGAAACAGTGCTCGCAGCTCCGGCCGTAGGCGCAGGTCCCGCACAGGTCCACGTCGAACAGTCCACGGTCGTCGTCTTCGTTCCACATCTCGGTGACCTTGACGTGGCGGGCCACGATCTTCCGGTCGGCTGCGCAGCGGATCAGGGTTGCGCGCGGGTGCTGCCGGGCGATGTGGTGGCCTACAGCCGGGTCCATGGCGTAGTCGCAGGCACCAACAGCAACCCGCTCGGCGGTGCGAGGGTCACCAGCGGCGACCAGCACAACCAAGCCGTCGTAGCGCCAACCGCGCCGGCTTTCCGGAATCGCCTGCGCGATCTTCTCGGTCTCTTCGATAGCCGCCAGGAGACGAGCAGCGAGGTCATCGGTCATAGCCCATCCTTCGGTGCTCGGCACGTCGAGCGGCGGTCGCACGAACAAACCCCCGTGTCGTAGTCGCAGGCGCGAACGTCGGTGTTCGCGGTGATCTCGTCGACCAGGGCGCCGAGCAGCACGGCATGGAGCACGGCGGGGACAAGGAAGCTGCCCCCTGCATGGTCGGTCACGGGATCTTCACCCCCAACTGGCGTCCCAGCGTCACCCAATCCGCAGCGATCCCGGCCTGCGCAGCAGCGAGCGGCAGGCGACCCGAGCACACCGCCGAATGCGCAGCCGATTCCACCCGGTCCTTCACGTTCGGGGACCTGCCCGGTTCGGGCCACAGGTTGCGCGGGTCACGGGGTGAGCCGCCCAGTTCAAGCGACACCAGGTGGTCTTCTTCGTAGCTGGACAAGCGGGTGTCGGTGTAGCCGTACTGGTGGATGCCCGAGCGCTTCAGCGGCTCCGTGTACGACTGCGGCGGACGGACAGTCGCGGTCCAACCCGACACACAGATCGTCGCGTGGATCGTCGCTGGGGTCACTGCTGGGTTGGTGGCTCCGGGGGTGCAGTGCGGGTCCGGCAACGGCTGGCCGGCGTCCGTACCTGCGTGGCAACCGGAGGTCACGACAGCGACCGTCGCGGCCGGGGTGGTGCTGCCGGCCGCGGCCTGGCAGGCGGTCAGGGATAGCAAGACGCCGGCGATGACAGCCAGCGCGGTGAGCTTCACGGCTCTGTCCTCTCGGGACGCTTCGGGGCCTTCGCGCCGGGTTCGCGGATGAACCAGGCAACGAAGTCGTTGATCAGCTTCGATCGGTCGGTGTCGATAGCCTTCGCGGCTGCTTCGAACCGGTCCCACCGTTCGTGGTCGATGCGGACGGTTTGGCGTGCGGTGCCTCGTCCGACTCTGCCTGTCATCTTACCATTATGTCATGACACCTGTTGGACTGAAACCCTTGCATGTGTCATGACACATGAGCTACTCTAGTGTCATGACACAGAGCGGGACCGCCAGCCAGACCACCACCCACTGCCACCGCTGCGGTCGCCTCCTCCGCTCCACCAAGTCCGTCGCCGCCGGTCTCGGCCCGGTCTGCGCCGCCAAGATCGCCGAAGCCGCCATCATCGCCGCCCGCACCGACCCCACCACGCAGGTCGACAAGGCCGTCGAACTCATCGAGGATGGCGCCATCGTTCCCGTCACCCCCACCGTCTACCTGGCCGTGTCCACCGACGGCTCCGTGAACTACGAGGTCAACGCCCTCGCCGGGTCGTGCTCCTGCAAGGCCGGGCAGTACGGGCGCCGGTGCTTTCACCTGCTGGCCGCCGAGTGGTTCGTCGGCTGGACCAGGTTCCCGGTCGCCAGCGTGGCCACGGTCAGCCCGAAGCCCGCTGACCCGTTCGCGGTGTTCGACCTCGCCGCCTGACCGGACGGGTGCGGGCACCGTTGCCGCACCCTTGACGCTGTGACCTGCGGTAGTACCGTCGATCCATGTCCACGATCGCCACGACAGTGACCACCGACTGGGGTGGCACAGCAGTCCGCTGGTACCGGGACCTCGACGCCAACGCCCTTCTGGCGACCGCCTCGAAGACCGCCGTGTGGATCGCGGACGACGCACCCGCGCATCTGCCGGTGCTGGTCCGGTTGACCCACCAGTCCCTCCAAGCGGGTGGGGCGTCGGCTCAGCGGATACGGGAGATGGGGACAGCACGGATGGAGGGTGGGGAGCTGGTGGGGCGGTTCCGGTTCGCGTGATCACGGCATCTCCTTGCGCCGCCGGGACCGCCAGTACCGCACGGTCGGGATGGTGATCCGGACGACCCACCAGGCAGCGAGGGCAGCGACGAGGGGTGCCACCGCCGCGAGGGCTATGGCGAGGGCGGTCATGGCTGCTCCAGGATCGCTCGTGCTCGGATGTCCCAACCCTCGAACGGGGCCTGTAGGACGCCGTAGGCGCACCAGTCGGCCAGCGCCTTCGGGAACACCTTGTAGGCGTGACGAGCAGCCTTGAGTACCAACTCCCGATGCGGGTAGTCAGCGGGCAGCGTGCAGATCAGTTCCGGAACAGTCTCGTCAGGCATCGGGTGCACCGCCCTCGGACACCAGCACGTACCGCAGTTCGAACGTCTCGCGGGCCAAGCTCCGGTCCCCGCCGACCACCAGGCCCTCCGGGTTGAGCATGTGCCCGTAGACATCGCCCAAGCCCAGCCCGGTTACCTCGAACCGGCGGCGCTCCCGCTGGCCCTTGCGCTTGTCGACCTCGCGCCAGATCTGACCTACCCGGACACCCGGCAGCGCCTGAGCTTCGCCGGGGTGCTCTTGGGTGTCCATCTACTCGGTCTCCTCTGGTTGGGGCGCCACGGAGGCGCTGGAGGGCGGGACGGCCGACTGGATGACGACCAGCGCGCCGTCGAACACGCGGCGGTCAAACCTGACGTCGTGATGGTTGCGGGCGTACTCCTCCAGTGCCCGCTGTGCGCTATCGGCTCGGCAGCCAGACACCACCGTCTCGAACTTGGTGTCCACGGACTTGGTGGTGACGCGGAAGACCGGGGAATGGTCGAGTCCGGCATCGGACAGGAGCCACTTGATGTCGCTCGTGATCTGCCCAGCAGGCGTCATCGCTGCTCCTCCGGTCGTGGGGTAGCCGCAGGAGGCGCGTCGCACTTCGGGCACTCCAGGAGGGCACGCGGCCACGCATGGGCGCACACGGCCGTACCGTCCGGCGCCAGTGCCGCATACGCAGCCTGGCAGCGATCTCGGTAGGTCGTGCCGCCGCGCAGCAGCTCCGTCAGGACCAGACCAGCAGGGACCGCAGGTGCTCCGAGTCGCGGACGGCAGCGTCACGCTCGTCGAGTGCCGGGTGGAAGTGGTCCGGCGCGTCATCGGCGACCGGGCAGCCGTAGACGTTCGCGTCCCAGCCGTCCCCGGTCCTCCGGTTCCCAGCCGTGGGCCAGCGCGGCGACGCGCTCGAACAGGTCGTGCCGCTGGTCGCCCGGGAGCCGCATCGGGACCTCGATACCGATGCGCCACTGCGGCTCAGTGGCGGACGGGGTGCGCTTCCGGCTCGGCCCCGGATGCAGACCGGCGTCCCGCAGTTCCCGGATCACGTGGCCGGTCAGCATCGACGGGGTGCAGCCGGACAGTTCGGCGCCGACGTCCCGCAACCCCTTGTCGATCCCTCGGGCTAGGACTTCGTGCAGGGTGTCGCTCACTTCGGGGTCTCCTCGGTCTCGGGGCGTGGGGTGGCCGAAAGCTCAGCCAAGATCTCGTTCCACTGAGCGGGTCTCCACAGCCGTCCGTTCACGCCGGCCGCCGCGAGCCACGCCTGTTGCTCGGGCGTCGTCTTGCCGGTCGCCGTCTTCAGTTCGGCCAGGAGGACCATGCCGGCACGCGCCAGGATCAAATCCGGCAGACCGCTGTCACCTTCGTACGGGACACGCCACGACTGGCCGAAGCGCTGCGGGGAGGCCCTGATGTGCAGGCGTTTCCAGCCGTGGAGCTTCGCGCAGTCCATGACGCGGCGCTGGAAGTCGTACTCCGACATGGCGTGCTCGCGGGTTGCCTGACCGGTCACGACTGGCTCGCCTTGCCGATGACCTGTGCCAGTTTGAACGTGTCGAGGACCTCCAGCGCCCGATCAGGGTCCTGAAGGGCCAGCAGCCCGACTAGGCCAGGCACCACGACGAAGTCGCGTTCCCGGATGGCGAACGCAATGGACTCGGTGATCTGGTCAGAGGTGAAGTCGTGGGTGGTCACGGCTGGTCCGCCATCCGCTGATCCAGGGGCAGCAGCACGCCAGCCTCATCGAGGGCCTGCAGCATGTGGACCGACCACAACGTCGCGTTCTCTGCAGACCACCCGCACCGACACCGGCCGTCTGCAGGCCAGTGCTCTCGCATCACCTGCAGGGCCGCTTGCCGAATCGACACGCCAGCGGTCGCCAGCCGGTCACGAACAGCCTGGACGAGGACGCTCATCGCTGCTGCAGCGTGCGGCCCCATCGGTGCGCCGCCGTGCACACGGACCGTCTCCGTTTGGCCGTCCACGGTGACCTCCACTGGACGGCACTCGTCAGGGCTCACGTCTGCCCTCCTCTGTGCGGGCACGACACCTGAGGGCACGGAGAGAGCGTCTGAAGGAGCCACTGGGCCACCAACCGCTGGAAGCACTCCGGGCACTCGGGAGGGTGCGGGAGGAGCCACGGCAGGGTGTCGGTGAGGTTGTCGGGTCGGGTGTAGCGGTGACGCGCTGCGGCCTGAGGGCGCGTCATGCCCGCACCTCCCGTTCGGCCATGGCCTGTCGCAGGTAGCACGCGAGGTCCAACGCTTCCTCGTAGGCGTCACGCAGCGCGTCGCGGCCGTTGAACGCCTGCAACGGGGTTCCGTAGCGCTGAATGCCCACCTGCTCGCGCTCCTCGAGGTCGGCGCGGACGAGGGACTGGATCGAGGGCCGGTTGTTGGGGATCGGCCCCGGCTGCTCGACGTGCCGACTGGCCGGTCCGAAGGTGAAGCGTGCCTGGTCTTCGCGGACCTGCTCATCGGTCCAGCACGACGGGTAGGCGTCGGGGTCGTGGTCGCAGCCCAGGCAGCCGTTGAGGTGAAGCCCTGTCGTGGTCATGTCGTCTCCGTTCGGTCAGTGGCTTCGAGAGCGGCGTCTATCGCGTCCAAGCGGTTGTTGATCTCCCACACGTCCCCCACTGTGCGGCATCGAGACAGAGCGGCTTCGAGGCAGCAGCGGCATTGGTGGCAGTGACGGAGGCAGGCACCGGGGTCCGGGGTCACGCGTCCTCCGTCCGGACTGGAATGCGCTGGAAGTGGCTGACCCGGCCGTGCAGGTGCCGGCCGGTGAGCGGGTTCACGCAGTAGGCGTCCCGCTCGGCGCCGCAATGCGGACACAGGTGGTCGAGGCTGTCGTCCTGGGCCGCCAGGTCCTCGGCCACCGGGGCGGTGACGGAGTGCAGGTGGCGGCTCATGGATCGGCCCGCAGGGCGTCGAGGGCTGGGCGCTTCTCGTCGAGTGCGGCTCTTGCCGCGGCGCGCTGGGCCACCCGCTCCGGTGTGTCCGGCTTGGCCTGCCGCTCGCGCTGCACATCGGGCGGGAGCGAGAACCCAGCGACCAGTTCCCGGACCTGCCGGGTCAACTGCGGACGCTCCGTCTCGCCGAGTTCGTGGCGCTGCGCCGGATGCGGGATCGCCTCACGCCTCGACCACGCCTCGAACGCAGCGGCCACGAACGTGGCCACCCGCTGACGACGCCACTCAATCTCAGCCTGCGGATCGTCGGTCAGCTCCCTTGGCGGGCACACGTCCTCGGTGAACCGGGATCGGATCTCCTTGCGCACCGCGGCCAGGATCGCCGTGATGTGCGCCGGCCGAACAGGCGTCGGGTCCACTGTGGCGTGGTCGACCAGCGCGCGGGCTGCGGCTCTCGGGTGCCAGTCCTGCTCGTTGGCGATCAGACCCCACGCCCGAACGTCCTCGTCGCCCACGGTGCGCTGGTCGAACCGCGCGGCGAGCGACAGCAGATCGATGACCTGCTCGGGAGTCATCACGAGACACCTCCGGTGGGGAGCGCGAATGGTGCGGGTTCGGTGACGAAGTGGGCCTTGAGGGCTTGCGCGGCGGCTACGCGGGCATCGGTGGTGGACGGCTTCGCAATCGCCACTGGCGGCCGGGTCGAGCGGTTCATGACGCCGTTGACGACGGACGGCAGCGTCGATGGGTGCAAGCCGGACCTGCTGGCCCACTCGGCAAGTCCGGCTTGCACGTCGACCGGGTCGATGCCCTCTTCGAGGAGCGCTTTGACGTGCTTGGAGATCTGGCCGATGACGTTGCGTGGTGGCCGTTTCCGGCAGCCGTCGATCCAGTCCGCGACGATCGCCTGCGTGCCGAGCGGCTCGTCCGCTCCCGCCGGAGGCGGAACGGGTTGTGGGTTGTGGGTTGTGGATACTGAAGAACTTACGTAACCACCCACAACCCTGTCAGAACGGGTTACCGCATCGGCTATCCCATCCGATAGCGCATCCACTTGGGACAACAGCGCTTCCTGGCGTTCCTCACGAACTTCGGCCAGATTGACCACCGATGCCCCATCGGATACGGCATCGGATGCACTATCGGATACTGCATCGGCGAGTCGGGCGGTAGGCAATCCGACCTTCTCGAACTCGATCCGCAGCGCCTTCCGGATCACATCGGAGGTCACGTCCGCCGCGGCCGACTGGATCACCGGCACCCGCTTGCGGTTGCCGTAGCCGCCGTCCCACTTCACGAACGACCGGACGAGCAGTTCCTCGGTCGTCTTGTCCGCCACGATGAACCGCTCCTGCTCCAACTCCTTCAGGCCCTCGGCGAGGCTCGCGCCGGTGGAGTCCTTGGCGTAGGACGCCCAGCGGCGGGCACGCAGCGGCAGTGTGCCCGCCGCGCTGATGTCCGGCTGGGTGACCAGTAGCAGGAACACCCGCTGGGCGCGCTCGGTCAAGGCCAGGAAGTCGCCATCCCGCCAGATCGCGGTCATGATCCGCGCATACGAGCGGGCCATCAAACACCGGTCCGTGGGTGCTCGGCGTACCACTCCAGTTGACCGATGGTGTCGCGTTGGTCCATGACGGCCCCCATGAACGCGAGCATCCATCGTGGACATCCTGGCCATCGCTCCCCGAATCCGCCGCGGGCTTCGGCCTCGCCGACGCAGTACTCGATGGTCTCCGCGGCCAACTTGTCTGGTCCGAAGAAGTCAGTGAAGAAGTCGTTGAGCGCACCCTCGCAGTGGTGACAGTCGGGAGACGTCGACCCCTTGCCGGAGTTGCACTCCGAGCAGGCCGCGGCCAGGTTGGCCAAGTCATCGTTACCGCCCAGCGTGACCGGCATGACGTGGTCGATGGTCAACTGGACTTCGGGAGCCGTACGGCCGCAGTAGCGGCAGGCATGGCCATCGCGGCGAAGTACTTCGAACCGCAGGCGGCGGGAAACGGCCACGTCTCGACTCCTCTCTGTGCTACCGACGCGCTATGCGGCGGTCGTGTTCTGCTTGTTCTGGACCAGCCCGAGCCGCTCCCGGATGCGCACCACGGTGTAGACGGTCCACAGGGTGTGCATGGCGATGTGGACATCCGTCCAGCCCAGCGCGCACAGCACCCGCATCAGCCGCTCCCGCTCGGGTGACGACAGCGATTCGGCCGGCTCCCGGCCGTCGAGCGCCTTCCGGTAGCGAATCGTGACCCGCGCGGTCATGGCTGCGGCTTCTCTGCCTGTGGGACACCCAAAGCGGCGGATTCGATCTCGGCGGCCAACTCCCGCAACGTCCGGGTGTAGGTGATGCCGCCGTCCTCCTGGTGGCGTAGGTAGCCATCAGGCTTGGCGGCGAGTCGCTTCAGGACAGCCACGACAGCGGCTTGCGCTTCGGATGTCCACCACCCATCTGCTACGGCTTGTCCGGCTGCCAGCGCGTTGCAATCCTCGTCGTAGGCGTCCCGGATCGCCTGCGCTGCTACGGTGACGAGGTCCTCGGCGAGGCTCACGACTGATCACCCGCCGTTTCTGGCTCGCTCACTGGCAACCAGCGGCGCTCGCCGGCCGGTATGCCGTTCCGTCGCCGCAGATAGGCAACCGAGCCAGGCGTGATACCCAGCCGGTCGGCGATGTCCGGGTCAGAAACGCCAGCGGCGGCGAACTGAGAGATGAGGATGGCGCGGTTCTCCTGAGTCGGATCGCTCATGCCGTCTCACCCCGCTCGCGGATGTCGTAGCGAGCGAGCAGGGCATCGACGTAGTAGGCGGCCTCGGCTCCAGTCATGGTCGGCGTCAGCCCGTCGTCCATATTTGGGTCGCTGCGTCGGCAGATCGCTGAAGCCAGCACTGCGGTCAGCGCTCCCCGGTCCGGCTGTGTGACTGGCGGCCACAGTTCGTCAGCGAAAGCTATCCCAGCCGTCGGTGCGGCTTCTACTGTGGCAGGGCGCCAGGAGTCGAGTAGCTTCGTGATCACGCCCAGCGCGGCCAACACCTCCATGTCGGACAAGTGCGGGCTGTCTGCGAGCGCATTGGCGATGTGCCCGTAGGCGTGCTCGGGTAGCACGACAGCCGATGCACGGAGGGCAGCCAGCTCCTTGCCGTCGTCGTGGCAGCCCTTGCAGCGAGCCGCCATCGCGATCCGCGTGGTCTTCTTGCACAGGTCCCACAGTGCGGTGCACAACTGCCGTAGGTCTGCGTTCTGCATCATTGCCAGCGCTGGCTTGGAGATCCGCTCGGCGTCCAACTCCTGGTCGAGGTCGTCCCGCTCCACCTGAAGTTCGTCCACACGGGCCGCCAGTTCCGCTCGATCGGCAATGAGGCGAGTGACCGAGTCGACCGACTGGCCGTGGTAGCCCGCATCGGACAGTCGGACCGCTGTCTCCGCGATGGCGGCGGCCCACTTCTCGTGCTCGTCCCTGAGTCGCCTGGTAGCCGCGAGCATCGTGTCATTGGAGCCCACCCGGACGCCGAGCGCCGACGCCAACTGCGCCCGCAACTGGACGAGTTCTCGTTCGGCTTCGTCGCTCACTTCTGCTGTCCCTCCCTCAGAGCCGCAAGAGCGCCGATGGATACCTCGCACACACATACGAGATTGCCTCCGGGCTTACCGTCGGTGACCGTGTACCAGCAGCCCTCCGGCTGGTGAAAGCCCATCGTGTGCTCGCATGATGGACATCGTTTGGCGGCTTCGTCGTCTGCTGGTACCGCAGGGGAGGCGAGGATTTCCGCCGCCGCATCCATGCACGGCTCGGCGGCCACGTCTGGGCATAGGTTCGGATGGTCGCAGCCGCACAGATGATCGTGGATCACGATCGCTGCGGCATTGACGTCGGCGGTCATGGTCATGCCCCCTTCGGTTGGTAGTCGGACAGCGGCGAAATCGTCGGCAGGTAGTCGTAGAGGCCGTCGTCGGTGAGCAGCACGCGATGCCGCTGCGGTCCGATCAGGACAGGAATGGCAGCGGTGTCACCACCCGTGCGGACGATGTACCCGGCCCGCTCGTACTCGGCGCGGCGCCCGTTCGTGTTCGTCGTGGCCTGGTGGCAGGAGCGGCAGCCGGCCAAACCATCGCTCGCCGTCCAACGACCACCTCGACCTCGCGCGATGCGGTGGCACCAGTCGGTGGCCCAGACGGTGCAGCCCGGCAGCACCAGTTCGCACAAGCCGCCAGACCGCTGCTTGACGAGCAGCCGCGCCGACCGCTCCTCGCGGCTGACGACTGCCCGCTTGGCCTTGATCGGGCCGCTGGAGCGCAATCTCGGGGTACCGCGATCCAGCGGGGTCCGGCGCAGCGGTGAGGTTCTGGCGATCTCACCGGTGCGGTCGGGCATACGGGAACGCTTCACGATGCACCGCCGTTCGCGACACGCAGTAGCTCGGTCGCGTGGCACCAAGGCTGATCCAACGAGCACCAGCACGCCAGGTTCTTCCCGGCCAGTTCCGCGCGGATCTCATCCAGTGCGGGCGGCGAGCGGTGCAGGTTATAGCCGGACCGCGCCACAGACACATCCCCGTGCAGCCAGCGGGCGAACAATCCCACTGCCTGCTCCCGCGACTCCACCGTGAACTGACGGGGGATCAGTCCCGTTTCGCTGACCACATAGCCGATCCCGTACGGGTTGGCCCACTTGCTCGGGCGGCCGACGTACACGGCACCTTCGGGCATCCGGTAGCCCTTCGTGCGCTTACGCTGAATCCGCTGCGGCGTCACGGCGTCTCCCGCTTGGCGTCGGCCCAGACCTCGAACGCGTTCTGGTCCTGCTCGGACCACTTCTTCTTGCCACGTCGGCGCAGTGGCCAGGTGAGGTGTGCGAGGAAGCCACGGATGCGACGGTGACGACGGTCGGGGATCACTGCTGGGCCCCGTACATCGTGCGCACGGACGCGCCCACCGACTGCCACGCGCGCAGCTCGGCCTCGACGGCTCGTGCTGTGCGCTCGGCGTGCTTGAACGCCAACTCGGCCACGTCGCGCACCTCGCGGACCTGCATCGTCTTCAGATCGGCCCCGTAACGCTTCTCGTGCGCGGGCCCCTCGTACGCCATGTACGCCTTGGCGTAGGCCGTGTCGTAGTCGCGGTCGGTGCGCCGGAACTCGGCCTCGGCGTTGGTCACGATCGTGACGCCCTTGTGGATGCGGTCGGCGCAGGCCCGAATGGCCTGCTCGATCTGCACCGGGTTCAGCGGGTTGTCGGTCATGCCTCACCGGTCCCACGGGCACGGCTCATCTTCTTGTGGGGACGCAGATGAACGAGGAACTCCGCGAGCTGCTCCTGCGTGGCGTCGGTCAGAGCAGTCTCGCCGCGACTCCACTCGGCAAACTCGTCGGACAGACGGACGAACTCGCCGTTCTCACCGATCCATCCCTGCTTCTCGGCCTCGGCCCAGATGTCGTCCTTCACCTTGCGCATCGGGTCGTCGGCGCGCTGCATCGACCCGGCTTCCGGATCGGTCATCGCGAGAGGGATCTGGAGCGCCTGAATATGGGCGATGCGCAGGGCCACTGACATGGCCTTCGACACCGCCGACGACCCGGTGTCCGACGACTCGCCAGGGACGAGCGCCACCCACTCGTCTCCCTCCGGTCCCGTGTAGTGGTAGGCCACCGTGACCGTCACCTCACGTGCCCGCTTGCCCTTCTCGGTGGTGATATCGCGGGATTCCAGGGATCTCAATTCCGGGACGCAGTTCACCCCGGCTGCCAGGAGGGCCGGACCAACCTTGTTCAGCACTTCCTCGTAACCCCGGAACTTGAACTTGTGGAAGTCGTTGTAGGAGTTCTTGCCGACCGCGCCGACCTCGCGGCGGACGACCAGAAGTGCCTCGTGAATGTTCATTCGATCTCCCGGCGTGGTGGGTCGACCGGCTCGCCGATCAGTTTGTTGAGGCGGTGGGACATCACGTTCTGCCGGTAGTTGGCCAGCGCAGTGAGGAACAGGCCGAACTCGTCCTTGCCGGCCTGCACCGGGATCAGGGCGTACTCGCCCGACATGATGTGCAGCACGAACGTGTGGTCTACCACCGGATTGGGTTGTTCCTCGCCGTCGACAACACAGATCTCCATGTGCCGATAGGCCGCGACCTGCAAGGCGTGCTCGCCGTACACCCCGGACGAGGTCTTGTAGTCCACCTGGCACATCCCGTAGGCCGGGATGTGCTGAATCGAGTCCAGCCGACCGGCCACCATGTGCTCCCGCGAGCCGACAACGAGTTCCTCGTGGATGGTGACCGGTTCGAAGTCCTCCAGGAAGTGCAGGTAGCCCTCGACGTAGGGCACGAGGTGGTCGGGCACCTCGACTTCCTCGCCTCGGATGACGCGCTCGGCGAATCCGTGCACCGCGGTCCCTCGGACGGCGGCGGTGTCCCGCTTCTGGTTCGGCAGTTCGGTCAGGAAGTGCGTGGTGAACCCGGCGCCGGACGTGTCCAGCATCCGCTTGACGTCGTGGATGTTGTCGGTCACATACTCGGCTACCGTCTTGGCTGCCCACCGGACGAGCGCGTCCTTCGGAATGCCCTTGAGTGCAGTGGTGACCGCGGTGGCGTACCGGCCGTCGATGCTGTACCGGTGGTTGCCCTCATTGAAGGTGATGCCGCGACGGGCAACGGTTGCTGTGGCCACTAGAACGGCCCTCCCTCGACCTGCGGACGGCGCAGCATCTCGGCCGCCTCAGCGGACTGCTCCGGTGTCGGGACACACCATGTGCAGGTGCAGCCCGCTGGGTGATCGCCGCCGAATGTGGTTCGCGGAAGACAGACCGCGTCGTACAGCGCGCGTGCCCAACGGGCATCACCCATCGCCGTGTGCCGCTCCTCGATCGGCACCATCACACCGCAGGCCGCAGAGATGGCGTCGGAGTCCCACGGCAGCGCGACCGCATGGCCACGAGCGGCCAGCCAGCCAACGGCCAAGTTCTCGACGTCGACCAAGTGGTAGTGCCAGTTCGGCTCGAATTCGTACATGCGGAGCATGATCGAGAGCCGTTCGGTGTCGAAGTTCGGGACCGCACCGACGATGTGCGGTCGATCCTGCGTCAGTTGGTGGATGATGCGAGCCGCTTCGGGTCGCGTGGTCACGTCGGCGTCGCGTGGCCAGCGGCGTTCGTGGTCGGCGCGGAACGAGTCCGGCAGGGCGCGGCACTTCCGCTCGTCGTGGTCGATGAACAGGTGGTGCTCGGTCTCGGTGCCGTCGGTCTCTCGGCGGATCGCCGCGAACTCCCAGATGTCGTCGTGGAGCGCAAGGCCGGTCGTTTCGGTGTCGCAGAACAAGATCGCAGTCATGATGTCCCTCAGTAGTCTCGATCGCTCATCAGTCACACACCCCGCTGGTACTCGGCGGACAAGTCGGCAGCCTCAGCGAACTCAGCGGCGTAGGGCAGCCGGTCCGCCGCTTCCTGCCGCACCGCCACGTACACCTCGTCCGACGGTCCATCCACGGACGCCAGGTCAGCGGCACAGTCGTGGTGGCACAGCAGCGTCACGTGGTAGCCGTGCCGACGCCACGCCGCGATCAGCAGCGGACGCAGCAGTTCTTGGCCGGTCTCGTCGATCCGATCCGGGTAGTCGCCTGCGAAGTAGCCCAGGCCGTGGACGCCGTAGTCTCGCCACACACAGCGCGGGCAGTCCGTCGCCAGGGCCAACGTCGGTAGGGAATCCAGCATTGTGTCGGTGGGTATCCGACTATCCGACACGGGCAGCGTCGAGGTCATCGGGGCTCACCGCCGACACATGCACGATCGGCGACGAGCGCCAACTGATACAGCCGGTCGTACTCCGTGCGGCCAATCCGCTCGGTCACAGCATCGTCGGCCCTGACGAACCAAGGGTGATAGCGGTCGCGGCCGTCGTAGGCCACCGCCGTTGCATGCCGGCAAGCCACCTTGCGGTCCAGCGCGACCAGCAGCGGGTGCTCCCGATAGCTCGCTGGGTAGTTGTCGCGGGCGTAGATGTAGGACCGTTCCCGCGAAACCTTCCACGTGAACAGCAGCGCGCAGCCCTTGTCCAGGTCGGACATCTCATCCCATGTCGGCAGATGGCTCGCCGTGACCCAGTCGCGGCCAACCTGATGACTGCCAGAGCAGCGGTTCCCGCGCGGGCCGTGGACGCGGATCGGGCATGGTTTGCGCATCTTCTGCAACGAGCGGCAGAACGGAACGACCTCGTCGCATACGGCGCATGCCGCGAAGCCTGAGTCAATCTGGCGGAACTCGGTCATCTCGTTGCCCCTTCCGGGTCCAGGTGGTCGGCCCGTTCGCGGTATATCGAGATCAGCGTGTCGATCAGCGACGACCCGATCTTGCGCTGTGCAAGCACCTCGGCCTGCACCCGCAACTCTTCGGCGATGGCGATCCGCACGGACTCGTCCAGCAGCTCGCGGGCCACCTCGGTCACCTCGCCACCGGCCGGGTATTCCGGACCGAGCGGCTTGCCAATGAGGAACGCGGCCAGCCGCACAATCGCGCGATCGGGCAGTTCGTAGGCGGTCACGACTCGGCCCCTTCCGGGTGCAGGTACTTGGCGCGAGCGCGGAGGGCATCCACGGCGTAACCGAGCCCGGACGAGCGCGTCGCCTCAAACTCGGCAACGAACATCCGGAGTTCCTCGGCGACCGCGATCCGAGCGGCACCCTCGGCGGCGTAGTCGACCGGCGCGCCCTCGGCGATCAGGAGCTTGAACTCCGTCTCGGCCTGCTCTGGCAGGCGGTACAGGATGATGTCGTCGCTCACAGGGCACCGTCCCGAGCGAGTTGGACTGGCGTACGACGGAACACCTGGCGCCCGGAAGCCAGCAGCGTCTCAATGCGCATCGTGTGGGTGCCGACGTAGCCGATCACCTCACCAGAGAGCACGCCCGCGACGCCCCCGCGGTAGTCGTACTCGAAGAAGGAAACGGTCGCGCCAATGGCGGAGTTACTCGTCTCCGCGATCGCCGCGTCCAGGGCGTTCACAGGGCACCGTCCTCGTCGTTGTAGGCACCGGGGATGCCGGCGAACGGGTCGACGGTCACCGGGTTGTGGATGGCGACCCGCTCGGTGGGGCGGCCGTTGGTGACGGTGCCGGGCTGGCCGGGGACCTGAGTCACGGTCTGGCCCAGGTGGTTGGTGGTGGTGATCGAGTCCATCGGGGTCCTTTCGGGATCGTGGCGCTCTGGCGTCCTGCGCCGGGCCCGTCACACTCGGGCCCGACACGGGAGGTCAGAGACGGGCCAGGCGGGGGTACTTGACGTAGAGGGCGTCCCGGTAGGGCTTGGCCGACGGGCAGGTCGCCTTGTCGCGGCTGGCCCAGCAGCCCCAGTGCTCGCAGCCAGCGGTGCCGATCTCGCAGTAGCAGCCGTTGGTGCAGGTGTCGCAGCCGGTGGGCTGGTTGCGGGGGTCGGCGATCACCACGGCGGCGACGTCCTTGCCGACGACGGTGGGCCGGTAGCTGGACCGGATCAGCACCTCGGCGCCGACGGTGGGCGCGAAGTCGCGGGCGATGCGGTACGCCTCGGTGACGTCGTCGGTGGTGTCGACGATCGCGATGAGCGTGCCGAGCGACTGGGTGTGCACGACGGCGAGGTGGTTGGGGTCCGTCTCGCGCTGGGCCTCCTTGCGCAGGTAGTGGCTGAGGGGTTCGACGGTGATCGAGTTCGTCATTTCGGCTGCTCCGATCAGAGATCGTGGCCCTTGCTGTATGCCAACAGCGTATGCATACGTCATCCTCGTGTCAACAGGCATATGCCTATTTGATAGGCCGATGCCGTTGTGAGACCATGCGGACATGGACGAGGAGCAGATTGAGCGACTCGGCCGCTCCTGGAAGCGCACCCGGGAGCGCGCCGACACCCTGTACACCGAGCTACATGAGGCTGTCGTGGCTGGCTGGAACGCCGGGATCCCGACGATGGCACTGGCTGAACGGTCTGGCCTGGCCCGCGAGATCGTGCGGCGCACGCTCAAGGCGGCTGACGAGGCGGGGCGGCTGACCAGGCCGCGCCCACGGAGCGGCTGACGGCCCTTGACATGCCTACGGCGTAGGCATACGCTCAGTCCATACCGAGAGCCACGGAGGACACCATGACCGCGAACCGCACCTTCACCAACACCGTCAGCGACGCGATCTACGACGCCAGCAACATCCTGACGACCGTGTCCGTGCCCACGGAGGCAGTCGAAGCTACGGCGACCGATGAGGACATTCAGCCGATCTTCTGACCTCTCTACCCCACGGCGCCCGGACACCACGTCGGGCGCCGTGGCCATGCCCGTGATCACGACGCAGCTCCCAGCGACTCGACCATCGCGCGGATCAGGAACTCGGCCGCCGGCGGCGTGACACCGTTCCCGAGCTGCTTGACCTGCTCCCGCTTGCTGCCGACCACGACGTACTCCGGCGTGAACGCCATGGCCGCCTGGATCTCCGGGACAGCCAGCATCCGGAACCGGCAGTCGTCCACATCGGGCACCTCGTGTGGCCACCCGACGAGGGACTGGTGGCCGGCGGTCGTGATCGTCCGGGCCGGCTCAGTGACCGGCGTGCACATCTGGCCGGGATCGCCGCGCGGCGTGTTCTGCCGGACCAGCATGTGGTGGTTCCCGGATGCGCACACAGTGGACAGCGGCTCCCGCACATCGCGAGCGGTCGAACCCCCGCCGCGCAACTCTGCGACGAACGCCAGCCCGTACCGGTCGCGGGTCGTCAGCGCGCCGAACGGCTCCGACGACGGCGCGGCCGTGGCGGCGGCCGAGTAGTACGGCACTACCAACGCATCCTGATGACGCGTGGTCTGCGTCCGCATCGGACGCTCCACCGGGCCGGCCGCGACCCCTCGGCGTCCCTCGACAGGCACCAGTAGGCCGTCCGTCTCCCGCGTGGTGCGGGTCCGCATCGGCCAGTCCACCGGCTGCGCGGTCTGATTCCACGTCCCGCCGGCCGGCACGAGCTGAGCCGTCGCGTACCGCTTCAGGCCGGCCTCGATCCGCGCGAGCGTGGCCGGCGCCAACGGCTTGAGCCGGTCGCCGATCCGCTGCCCGGTCAGGGACCAGTCGATCGCCGCGGCGGCGGGAAGGACGTAGGGCTCCACGATCGCGTGCCGGCACGCGATCGAAGGGCACCGGTACACGTACTGCGCGCGGTAACGGCCCCACCGGGTGCCGCGCTTCCACGACTGGACAGCCCGGACCTCGACACCGCACTCGTCGCACCACGCAGCCGGCCGGACGTCGAGATCCGGCGCGCGGTTGCCCTTGCGCCAGAAGCACACGTACATGCGGTCCCTCGACTGCGGCGCCCGCGGTGCGTTGATCGCGGGAGCGTGCATCGAGTTGAGGTAGACGATGTGGTGGTCGTAGCCGAGCGCATCCATTGACATGAGCCACGCCTTGAACGGCAGCCAGTTCGCGGCGTCGACCACGTTCTCGACGATCACCGCGTCGTATCTGTGTACCTCCGCGAATCGGGGAACGTCCCACATCGTTGATCGGCTTCGCTCGGCCAGTGCGGTGTCGTCGTTGCCGAACAGTCCGGCTTGCTGTGCCGATGTCTTGCGGCCCTTGGCGACGGAGTGGTTCGTGCACTCCGGTGACGCCCACAGGATGTTCGTCCACTGGTAGCGGTGCGGGTTGACCTGGGAGATGTCCGCGCAGTCATGGTCGGTGGCCGGAAAGTTGAGCTGATGGGTCTCGATAGCGCGCGGCGAGTGGTTCGCAGCCATGACGAGCTGGACACCGGACACGCTGGTCGCGCCGAGACCGGAACCCCCGGCACCGCAGAACAGGTCCGTCACGGTGATCACTGCGGCACCGCCAGCGGGTACACGTCCCCAGACGGCGCCTGTCCGTGTCGACGCTCCCGGAAAGCCACGAGGTAGTCCGTCAAGGACTCAATCAGCGGTCCGTCGAGCACCACATCCTGCGGCTCGTCGATGTCCTCCGTGTGCATCGTGACCCGCAGGTAGGGCCACGGCTGGTCCTCGTCCTCCGGGCCGTCATCCCGTCCGTCGCGGGTGATAAAGCCGGCGATCTCCCCGAACCCGAACGAGCCACCACGTCGATCCTCATCGGACGGCAGGATGTGGCTGCCCTGGTAGACGATCGGCCCGCAAAGGCACGAGCAGGGAAGGTTTCCGTCGTAGCGCCAGTGCCGGCCGTCGTTGCCGCCCATCCACCGACCGTGAGCGGTACGCGAGTCGGGACAACTGCACTCGACCCACCGTGCACAATCCTGTTCGTGGTCGTCGGCGTCGGTGTCCCACGTGGACCCATAAATGGACATCAGCCCCGCTCCCCGCTGTCGCTCACCCGGTGCTGTGCCTCGTGCAGCGGCTCAACAGGTCGTCGCGATGAGCGGATCTGGACACCGCCGTACTGCTCCACCAGCCACCAGAACGCGCCGATGACGGAGCCGGCGACAGTAGCGATCACGACTCCGGTCACCGGGCCACCTCCGGTCGTCCAGCGATCACCTGAACAGCAGACGCCCGCACGATGACCGAGTCCCCGTAAGACCACCGCTCGATCCACGGCAGCAGCTCGACCCACAACTCACCGTGCCGCGTGTGGACGTGCTCGATCACGGCACAGTCGTCGATGTGGTGGTCTTCGATGGTGGCGTCGACCCGCACGATGGCACCGGGAAGGGGAAGGTTCACGACGCCTCCTCCAAGTCGCCCGGTCCGGAGGTCTGAGCCTCGACCACAGCCGCCCACGACTCGTGCAGCGGCGGCCAGTTCGCGCCCGGCGACAGCGCCTCGACCGGCAGCCGACCGGTGACCACGGCCAGCCGGACCGTGGGATGGCCGCCGCCGAACTGGACGAGCCAGCCAGCACACGCCAGATCCTCATCCGTGCCCGGAGCGCCCTTGTGGCACCCGAACATCGTCTCGCCGAACTGCGGGGCGTTGACACTCACGGACAGGGCTTCCCAGCGGCCGGCCGGGAACTTCGACTTGGGGTTGTCGGCGTTGTCCGCGCGGATCGGGCATTCGTCGCACGGGAAGGACCGTCGCGGGAAGGCGTCCAGCGTCACGTCGTACCGTCCCCACCGGACACGACTGCCAGGGCAGCCATAGCCGGGTCGTCGTCCACCACGGCAGGCATCGATTCGGTGAGGGCGTGCCGGCCGCTGGTCTCGGCTTCAGTCTCGGGTGGTGTCGCGGTGAGCAGCACACCGTTGGCCGGCGTCAGGCCGGTCATGTCGAGCCGCGCGGGGTTCCCGCCGAGCACCACGGATGGCTCGTGCAGCCCGAACAGGTGCCGCACTCCCGAGTCGTGCGGGGCCTTCCCGCCCCACGACGGCTCGTCCTCGGGTGCGATCTCCGGCGGGTCGTCGAACCCCACGTACGGCGACTTGGCGGCCAGCTGGAGCGCGTCGGCGGCGTGCTGGTCCATCGTGGACTGGCGGGCCATGCTGTCGATCCACAGGTCGATCAGGCGCCGGCCGAGATGACCCAGCAGCCACAGTCCGACCGCGAGGAATCCCCAGAACAGGAGGTCCCCGGCGTGCACGGTGGTGATACCGATGATCACGACACGACCTCCGTCTTGTCGGTCGGAATCGACTCAACCACCTGCGGCAGCAGCCGAATCGTGTGGATCTCGTCGACCGGTGCGTCCAGTACGAGCCTCCAGTGCCCGTCGAACTCGCCGTGGAATCGGATGCGCGGCTCGTCCTTGGTGGCTACACCCAGCGCGGCGCCGATGAAGAAGCCGCTGTCGCCGAATGGCCAGGCGACCTGGTGCGCTTGGATGGTCTCGATGTGGCCGGACTTCCAGGTGATCTCGTAGGTCTGGATCGGGCCGTAGTCGAAGTCGCTCACGACACACCTCCGGTCCACGGCACGAGCACTGACGCAGCCACAGGACACTCGATGCCTGCGGAATCCGTTGCCACCACGACACCCGTGCTCGGGTCGTCATCGATGTAGTGACCGATCACCAGATCGTCGGTCTCGCCGGCGTGGTGGAAGTGCGTCGCGGGGTGCTCGCCGATGATGACCACGTTGGCCGCGCCGAACATCTCGATGAGTCCTTGCAGCGGGTCGATCACGACACACCGGCCAGGGTGGTGTCGTCGGTGCGGGACTCGGCGGCGGACGCGGACACCAACGACAGCAACAACTCCACCGGGATCTCGTCGCCCTTACCGGCCGCGCAGTTCGCTTCGACCAACTCGCGGTCCGCACCGTCGAGCAGAGCCACGACACCGGTCACGGCCTCGTCGTCCATCGCGCCGGTCGCGAGCAGGTGCAGGTTCCGCTCTTCCGCCCAGGTGACTGTGACGACCACGTTCGCGAGGGTCGGGAGCCACCGCACGAGCGCCGCGAGGTGGCTGGCATCGGCGTGCGGGTAGATCTGGACGTGGGGCTTGTCGTAGTCATACTGCGGCGGCTTGATCGAAGAAAGCGTGTTCCCCAGGCCGTGTTGGTCGGCGTGATTGCACAGCGACCGGGTCCACCGGGTAGCGATGGTAAGATCGAGGTCGGACATTCCGGGTCCTTTCAGGTGTTCGGCGGGGCCAGTGCTGAGGGCACTGGCCCCGTACTCGTTTCAGGTCAGTTCTTCTCGGCTTCTTCCTTGATGACCTTCGCCAGCCGCTCGGCCACGCCCCGGTCGTGCGCCGCTGCTGACTCCCGTTTCGCGAAGGCGTCCTTCACGGCGTCCCGATGGACCTGCGCGGCCTTGTCCTTGTCCTTGGCCATCACCGGTCACCTGCTCGGCGGTCGTTGTCGGGGGCACCGTGGAGGTGCCGGTCGACCGCGGCTTGCGTCGCATCGCTCCAGACCTCCTCGTGCGGCGGGATGTACTTGGTCTTCGGGGGCGGCACGCTGGTTGCCTTGCTGGACTTGGGCGGTACCTTCTTGTCAGCCATCTGGAGTTGCTCCTCCGTGGTGGTCAGCGGCCCGCCGACTCCTGCAAGAGGAGGCGGGCCGCGCTTGTGGGTTATCTCTTTCCGTGCTGGTCCTGCACCGCGTCACGGGCCTTCTCGGCGGCCTTGTCCCGCGCGGCTCGTTCCTTCGCGGTGTCGGTGAGTTCGGTGACGCGCTGGAGGAGTTCGTCGTCGCCCTGGCCGGTCACGAGGCGTCCCGCGCATCGGGCCGCGCGGAGCGTAGGTAGCGCTCCAGTGCGACGTCCGGGACGATGTAGTGCTGCCCGACCTTCAGGGCGCCCAGGTCGCCGGACTGGATCAGGCGCAGCACCGACTTGTATTTGATGCCGAGTTGGGCGGCGACCTCTCTGGGCGACCAGGCGCGGCGCCGGACGGCCGGGTCAGCGATGTCCACTGATTCGCTCATGAGGCCAGCGCCGAGTCGCCCGGGTCCGGCGTGTCGTGATCCCGGCCGCCCGGGTCCGGCTCCACTAGGGCGCTGGCCTCAACGTTCAGCACTTCTGCCATCCGGTTGAGCAGTTCGATGGAAGCGGAGGTGCTCCAGCCGGATTCGATGTTGGTCATGTGCTGTCGAGTGATCCCCAGCCGTGTCGCGAGCGCGCCCGTCTTGATGCCGCGCTGCTGGCGTAGGGAGCGGATCACTGAACCCGCTGGTTTCGGCATGGGGGTCAGCGTAGGACAGTTTCGGACTTTTAACAACCCAGATTCAGACTGTTACGGACGCAACTTGACTGACCACGGTGCGTCTCTGAGACAGTAGGCAGCGGACAGGTAAGGACCCAATAGGACGGCCATGCCCATGACCGGTCAGGACCCTCGCCGGCTCGCGGACTACGTGATCAGTCGGCGCACCGCGCTCGGCTACGACACGCAGGAAGAACTCGCTGCTGCGGCCGGCGTTTCAGCAAAGACCATCGGACGACTGGAGCGAGGCGAACGCGTCTCCAGTGCCACCCGGGGAAAGATCGAGCGAGCGCTCGCCTGGGTGCCAGGCAGTATGCGTGCCGTGCTGGCCGGTCGAGAACCGACAGCGACTGCCGAACCAGGACCCGCTTTTGTCGACCCGGCCGCCGCGATCCTCGATGAACTCCATATCGTCGACACGGAGAGTTACGGACTCGACATGGCCGATCGCCTACTCGAGGCACGCATCCGGGTGCTCAACAGTATCCGCGTTCGGCCTAAGTCCCGTACGTCCGATCGGCCCGAAAACTAGTGACCGACCCCTACGCCCTTCGGGTGTCTACTCGCCAGTAAGACTGCTAACGGGTGACGCGATCGGAAACATGCCACGTGGAGGCGGCGAAGACGAGGACTACCCAGGAGGACGGTCACATGGGCAGACACCGACGCAGCAGCGTCGCTCGTGCAGTCGCAATCGCATCAACTACGGTAGCAGCCATCGTGCTGGCGATCGATTTCACCGACCCAATACCGCGTTGGAATGTGCCCGCCGTCTGCCTAATCGTCATCGCCGCCGCGACGTGGCTGGCCTGGTTAATCATCCACACCCACGAGATCGCCGACGCAACCGCCCTAGCGAACCAGGAGGTCCGCCAGCAGCACGCGGAGCAGCGCCTCCGCGGCCTCCGATCAAACGCCGACAGCGACCACTAGACGCCGGCCAGCGGCCCCAGGACCCCGGGCCGCTGGCCGGCAACTCGCTCCAGTCTGAGGGACAGATCGAATGGCCAGGCCCCCGCTCCCCATCGGCACCGCCGGCAACATCACCTACGTCCAAATTGGCCCGAAACGGTGGGAAGCACGCTGCCGATTCCGGGTCCGCAGCGGCGCGATCAAACACGTCCGCCGCGCCGGCACAACCCGCGCCGCCGCCGAACGCGCCATCAAGAAAGCCCTCGCGACGCTCACCGACGAAGTCACCAGCGGCACGATCACCTCCCGCAGCCGGTTCGCGTTCGTGTGCGACCGGTGGCACGAGGAGGTCGAGCGCGCCTCCCGGCTCGGCGACACTTCGCCCGCCACCGCCCGTGTCTACCGGGGCGCGCTGAACAACTGGATCATCCCGGCGATGGGGGAGCTACTCACCAGCGACGCCGAGATCAGCGCCGGCACCTGCGACACCATGATCAAACGGGCGCACGACAAGCGGAGCGCCGACACCGCCAAGACGGTGCGCAGCGTGTTGTCGTCGGTGTGCGACTTCGCCGTGCGCCACGGCGCGCTGACCCACAACCCGGTCCGGTCGGTCGCGCGGATCCCCCGCGGCGAGGCCAAGGAGGTGCGGGCGCTGGACGCCGAGCAGCGCCGCGACCTGTACCTCAAGCTTCAGGCGTTCGCCGCGACCAAGGCCCACGACGAACTCGGTCGGTCGATGGCCAAGCGGGTCGACGTGTGGACCGACCTGCCCGACCAGTACGAGGGGATGCTGGCCACCGGGATCCGGATCGGCGAACTGCTCGCCCTCTCCGGTGACGAGGTCGATCCGGCCGAGCGGATCGTGCGGATCGACTGGCACATCATCCGCGTCACCGGGCAGGGCCTCGTGCGCCGACGGCTGCGGAAGGGCAACGCCGCTGGCTTGGTGCTGCGGGTGCCGGCGTGGTCGGTGCCGATGTGGCGCCGCCGGAAGCTGGCGAGCGGCGGGGGAGCGCTGTGGCCGGCCTGGGATGGCGGCTGGCTGGATCCGTCGAACGCGGGGAAGCGGCTGCGGCAGGGGTTCGACGAGACGGGCTATTCGTGGGTCACGTCGCACGTGTTCCGCAAGACCGTGGCCCATGTGATCGACGGCGCCGGGGGGAGCGTGTCGGACGTGGCCAACCAGCTCGGCAACACGAAGGCGGTTGCGGAGAAGCACTACATCCCGAAGCGCATCGCGAACGAGGCGACCGCGGCGATGCTCGAGGGCATGTTGGATGAGGCCGAAGAGTCATGATCAAAGACGCGAAAACGCCTCGGAAACCACGGGTAATGAGCGTCACCGGATGACATTGGCAAGACGGTGGTAGCCTGCTCCATAGCAGTTCAAGGGCATTACATGGCATCGGACGACACTGAGGGGAATCATGGACCTCAACCCGAAGGGTTGTTGGTTCGAGTCCAACTGGAGGAGCTCAGAGCCCTGCCAGGGCCTCGTATCAAGATCCAAGACGCGAAAACGCCGCGCTAACGAACCAGACACGCGGGCACGCCTGGCCAACGACGTCCGACTCCTCGTGCTCGCCGGCATCGTCTTCACGTGGCTCACCTGCCTCGCGCTCCTGTCGGCCCTCGCTGAGACCCAGGCCGGCCCGGTCCTGTACCGGCTCACCGTCCTCCTGCCGGCGGTGCTGGTCGTGCTCATCGCCGCTGGTGTGCTGCACCGGCCTGATCGGCGATCGTTCTCGGTTACTGTGTGCATCCAATCCCGGAAGTGGCCACGCAAGTGAGTCGGCCGCAGGCAAGTGGAAATCCACTTATTGCGTCACTTGCCCCATTCACTCGGTCTGACCTGCGGAAACGGCCCAGAAGTGAGTCAAGTGAGCGGAGTGAGTCACTCGTCCTTCTGGGCCGTTTTCGCTACTCGCTGGCCTCCCGTTCGGCGATCGCGGCCCGAACCCGAGCCACACGCACCGTGAGGTAACCGTCCTTCAGCCGCACCGGCACGTCCAGGTCGTCGAGCAGCGCGGCCAGCCCCTCGGCGGTTAGATCGGCGTACTGCGGATCACCCCGTGCCAGGTTCCGCAGCCTCGCCGCGACGTCGCTGGCCTTGACGTCGCCACCGCGGAGCACGGTCTCCACGTCGGCCAGCACGTCGCGGGGCGCCTCGATCGCAGCCGGCGCGTGACCTTCCCGTAGCTGCATCGCGCGGGCCGTGACCCGTGCCGCGTCGGCCGGACCCACGTAGCAGCTCCGCAGCAAACCCGGCTTGCCCATGAAACCCCTGGTCATCAGCGTGCCGCAGTCGTTGAGCGCGTCGTCCGTCTTCGGGTCCAGTCCTACCGCGCTGATCCCGGCCTTGTAGCTCCCGGTGTTCAGCACGGCGTCGTTGCTGGTCTGGTCACCGATCGCGCCGCACGCCTTGTGGGTGAACACGGTCATCAGCTTGCGGGGGAGGCTGTTCCCGGTCGGCTCGGGGGTCAGCAAGATCAGCGTGATGGCGTATTTGCGGCCCGCGTTGACCAACTGCACCGCGACATCGGTCGCGATCTCACCGCGCGACAGGCCCTTCTTGCTGACCTTGTCGACCTTGTCGTGGTCGGCGAAAACCCGCTGGCACTCGTCGATGATCACGATCCGGGGCCGCAACCGGGGGTCTCGCCGGGCCATGGCCCGCGTGATCGACCGGGCCCCCTCTTTGTTGATCGTCTTGTCCTGTAGCGCCCGACCCCGATACTCGATCGAGTCGTACAGTTCCTGCATGCAGGCCACAGCCGCATCGGGCACGTCGTCACCGGTGCCGGTCTCCAGCGTCCGCAGGCGGGCGCGCATCGGCTCGTAGTCCGCATTCGGGGCGCACACGAACACGTCGATCTCCACCAGCGGGTCCAGCATCGCGCCGAGGACCCCCACGATGACCAGCGTGGACTTACCCGAGCCCATCGCCCCGCCCAGCGCCCAGTTGCACTCGAAGAACCGGCCGTTGACGACGTCCCCGCGCAGGTCGAACCCGACCGGGACCGCCTTCCAGTAGTCGGTCTGGGCGGTCTCCAGTTCGGCGAGCAGCGGCCACTCGGGCACCGCGCCGGACAGCGCGCCAGGGTTGGCCATCCACAGGCCGAGGACAGCCGCCGAAGGCTCTGTGATCCACACTTCCCGCTGGGTGCGGACGAGGTTGTGCGCCAGCGTCGCCTTGCGTGCCACGACCTTCTCGACGTCGCAACCCTGCGGCAGGCGAATCCGGGCCATGTACCCCAGGCCATCGGCGACGACCGGGCCCTCGAAGATCTGTAGCGGCCATTTCGTGGTGCCGAATCCCTGCTTGAACGCTTTGTCCAGCGCCGCGATGCCGAGGTGGGCCAGCGCCGAGAGGATCATGTCCGCGGTCGGCAGGATCTCCCGCCCGTCGACACCCTCGTGGCCGGCCGGCGCCATCCACGTCGGTGCGGCGACCTGCGTACGGCCGGTGCGGTACGCGGCCACCAGCCAGGCCGGCACGGTGCCCCACAGGGCGATGTTGACCGCGATCACGGTCACCGTGGCCGCGAGGTTGATCCCGTCGCCGATCAGACCCCACCAGTCCGACCACCCGACGCCCAGCGGGTGGTAGATGGCGCAGACCCCGCCGACCGCGACCGCAACCACCAGCAGCGAAGCCATGATCAGCGCGGCGGCCTTGAGCAGCGCCCACACGGTCTGCGGGGCGTGGTTCAGTCGCTGCGCCCTCCGCTGCTGGGCGGCTACCAGCCGGTCATGCGTCGCGGCGAGGGCCACCAGGTCGCCGGTCATCCGGGCGGCGTCGATCTCGCGGCGGATCATCGCGTGGCCGGCGCCGTCAGCGATCCGCCGTGCCCACACCGCGTGGCCGGTCCAGATCGCGCCAGCCACGCGGCGCAGGTCAGCCGGGTCGGAGACCGGTGTCACCACCCGCACTGCCCGCGCGACGAGCCTGCCCGCCTGCCCGCGCAGGGAGGTCAGCCGGTCGTATTCGTCCTGGTCGCAGATCACGCCGTCAACGACGTCCTCGACGGCCGTGGTGTCGGTGCGCACCGGCAGGTATCGCACGTTCGCCAGTTCGCCCGCCGGCTCTACGTTCGCGTTATCCGACTCGGTGCTCATTTCGTCTCTCCTGTCCAGTGGGCCCGCTGGGTGCGCACCGTCGCCCGATGCACAGGCGCGCACCCAGCGGGTCAGTGCTGCGCGGCGACAGCGGTGGGGTGGGTGTCCAGGTGCAGCACGTCGGGGTTCACGCCCTGCGCCAGTCGCGCTTGGCCCACGCCGTAGGCGAGGGCGACCAGGACGACGGTGAGCAGTACCTTCGCCGGCGTTGACAGTCTCTTCATGATCTTGTTATTCATCCTTTTCGCTGGTTGGGCTTGCTGGCGGGGCGTTCAGGCGCGCTGGGCGGATACGGCGGGCGCCAGGGCGATGATGTGGTGGTCGTATTGCACCTGCACGCCGAACCCGACCGCCAGGAGCAGCGCGAGGCCGCCGCCGCCGATGCGCAGCACCCAAGCCAGCCGGCGGTTCGTGGGAGTAGGAGTGATCATCGTTGTTGACCTTTCGTTGTGGTCCGTATGGACGGTTTGCGTACTGGAGGGGGCATTTAGGTGCCGACCGCGCGGTAACCGGCTGCGCGAGCCCGGACCTCGCGCACGTACCAGTCGGCGTGGTTGTAGGTCCAGATCGCGCCGTAGGGGTTGGTGGAGTAGCCGTTGTCGCACAGCAAGTGCGCAGCAGCGGGGATCGCCGCGTCCGGGCTGTAGATGTCTGGGCCGACGTCTCGGTGCCGGGCACGGACCGACGCGAACGTGCTGGTCAGGAACTGCATCGGGCCTTCCGCGCCAGCGAAGTTCGCACCCGAAGCCACACCGGGGAGGGGTGATTGGCCGTGGTTGGTCTCGACCGCGCCGATGCCCGCCAGGATCGCCCAGTCCAGCCGCGGGCACATCGTTCCGGCCGCCCGGTAATCGGCGAGGTAGCGCGCGGGAATCCCGGCCACCGAGGTGGGCCCCTGTGCGCCCGTCAAGGCGGCGCTGATCCCGCCGTGAGGACGGACTGTGGCGCCGATCAGCGCGACCCCGCCGAGCAGGACGGTGATCTTCCACAGGCAGCCGTGCCAAGTCATGGGCGACACCTGGCGCCAGTGGTCGCCAGCCTGGCGCCGACTGGCGCCAGGACCTTCGCCAGCGCTGTCGTCAGGACCGCCAGCGGCCCGGCCTTGGCAGTCGCGGCGGCGTCGATGTCCCCAGACGGGTGCGCCGCGGAGTCCAGGCTGGCGACCCGCTGGCGCCAGGTGTCCGCCATCGGAGTGAATGACCGCGCGGTCACGTCCGCGCCATGGTCATTTTCGACCATGATGGGTGTGCCTCCTTGCGAGGTGGTTCGCTGGGCGGCGGCCTGGTTTCGAGGCCTGTGTGCCGCCGCCCAGCGGCTGGTGGGTCGATCAGGAACTGGCGGGCCTGCTGGCGCCAGCGATACCGCGCTGGTCGTCGGCGACCAGGTGGAACAGGGCCGCACCCATGCCGAGCAGCGCGACAGGCAGGCACGCGACAGCGACCGTGACGCCCAGTGGTGCACCCGTCGCGGGTCGGGCCAGCACGTGGTAGGCGACCTGCCCGGAACACCCGACCAGCAGTGCTGCGCAGCTCGACCAGGCGGCGAACCGCCGGGTGCGTTCGGTCCGGGTCCGGCTGGACAGCCACACCCGGAGGCCGATGACCGCGTAGACCTCCATGCCGGCCGGCAGCGTGACCGCCAGGTTCACCGTGAAGTGGTCCGCGATGCCGGGGAGTAGCGCTACCGGCCCGAACCCGGCTAGGGCGCCGAGCCCGACCCAGCCGCCCCACACCGCCACGAAAGCGGGCAGCGCCAGCAGTGCCAGCCAGCCGCGGTGAATCGGTGGGCTGGCGATCGGCTCGCCAGCGCTGGCGACAGCGGCAGGTTCGGGATTGGCGACCACTGGTGACATCTCAGCGACTGGCGGCGGCTCTGGCGCCAGGTCCCGCTCGATGGTCTCCAGAGCCTTGCGTACCCGGTAGTCGGTGGCGCCAGTGAGCTGCACGAGGGCGGGGCGGCCAGGGCGGGGCTGGCGATCGCTGTCGGCCCTGGCGAACTCCTGGCGGATTTGATCGACGACTGGCGCCAGGGTGCTCACGTGGCGTCGCCAGTGGTGACACTACGATCCATGCGGGTCGCCTCCTGGGGCGATCAAGTCCCCCGGTTGGTGTTGGTAGCACCGCCGGGGGGCGTCCAAATAACTAGCGCTGTCGCCAGCTGCCGACAGCCTGGCGCCAGCAGTCTAACCCGTGGCGACAGCGGAACGCCCCCGGCTTCCTTTGCGGATGCCGGGGGCGTTCGATCGGTGCTACTGGCTGACGTGGCCAGCCTTCACTGCGGCTACGAGTGCCGCGATATCCACGCTCAGGACAGGTCCAGTCGGGTTCTTGCTGTCCCTCACCGCACCGTGCGCTGCTAGCTCCACGCAGTTAGACTGCGAGCCCGAGCGTGTGGACTTACGCCAGGTCGCGTGTTCCATCACTCTCACTTCCAATCGCTTCGGCTGCGCAGCACCTTCTGCCGCTGAATCTCCGCGCTACCTGCTGATCCGGTTGCCCTTCACCGCAGCCACGAGAGCAGCGGCATTGATCCGAAGGGTCGGGCCGTTTACGTTCTTGCTGTCCCGAACCTGATCGAGCGTGTGCACGAGCTCCACGCAGGTGTCGTTGCTGCTGGACCGGCTGGACTTGCGCCAGCGGGCCGTCTGAATTGGTACTGTCATCATGTCTCCGGCTCCATTCCGTTGACGAGCTCCGCGATGACCCTGGCCGTGTCCGCCGGGGTCATCGCCACGTTGTGGATCTTCTCGACCGCGGCTTGGAAGCCGTGGACGTCTTCGTTCTCCCAGATGAACGCGCTGGCCTGATAGTGCTCCACATGCACGATCGGCGGCGCGGTGGGGAATTCGAGCAGGATGAACGGCCCGGTCAGCATCGGGTTGTAGCCCGACGCCGTGCTCGATACCAACTGGATCGTGACATTGGGCAGTTCGGCCATGCGCAGCAGGTGTCGCAGTTGGTCCGCCATGACATGCGGTGACGCGACCGGCCGAATCAGCGCCTCCGAGTCGATCAGCGCGACCAGTTCGGCAGGCTGCCGTGTGCGGGTCAGGACATCGCGGCGCCCGATCCGTAGTGCAATCCGTGTATCGACGTCCCGCTGGTCGGTGAGGGTGGCGCGGGCATAGTCACTGGTCTGCAACAACCCGGGGATCAGCAGTGGTGCGACGTCGGTGATGCTGCGGGCGACCTGCTCGTGCTCGATCAGCTTCGCCAGTTGTGGTCCGATGCTGGGCGCGCCGGACACGAGCTGTCCAGGCCCTTCGGCTTGCCGGCGCAGACCGAGCAGGCGTTCGCGCTCATCGTCGGGAGCTTGCAGCACTTCGAGGATCTTGATCAGGCGCTCTTCGGATAGAAGGCGTTCGCTGCGTTCCCAGTTGCTGACGTTGGCCGCGGACGCTTCGACGCGCCAGGCGAGCGCGCGAGTGGTGAGTTCCGCACGCTCGCGCAGTGCCCGGAGGCCGGCGCCGAGCTCGTGCGCAGCCCCTGCGCCACCCCTGTTCACGGTCATGTGACAAAGCCTACTTGCTGGTCGAGCCGTTTACACGATCCCCCGAATGGGCCATTGCCATACTGTCACGTGACACTCATGCTGTCACGTGACAGATGTGACAGCAGTCCGGAGGTGACCGTGGCCACGTGGAGAGTAGTCCTAGCCGATGGAGTGCTGGTCTTCGAGACCATCCATGGCAGTGACAAGATCACGATGGCTCTCACCTGGGAGGACGTCACTGTCACGGGCTGCGCCGACGCCCTGACCGCGCAGGAGATCCGGGTCAAGCTCGGCGCAGCGATCGGTGTGGCGCAAGGCGAGCTGCAATGACATCCCCCGAGCGCGCGGCGGGTGCGGTGCCCCTCGCCGCCTCCAACCCCGCCGCGCAGCCGGGGGCAGCGACCCAGCACCACGCTGCCCCCGGCCCCCAACCCACGGCGGGAGCGGTAGTCCCCGACCCTGCCGCTCCCGCTGTGACCCACGGCGGCTGGGCAGCCTCGCTGACCTTGGCTAAGTCGCACTACGTGCCAGCCGGACCGATCCTCGACGTGTGGTTTGGGCGGCCGGTCGCGCTGACGCTGGACGGCTGGAACGCGCTGGTCGACAAACTGGGCCTGGAGGACGGCACACGTCTGCCCCGGTGCGTCTCCTGCACTCGCGTACTGGCCCGGATGCTGGCGTCGAGCAGGCAGGCGCAGCAGTGATGGCAGCGACGCAGCACCAGATCGACGCCGACCGTCGCCCGCCGATCGGCCTCGCCATGACCTACAGGGTCGAGGGCGTCGCGCGCACCGGCCGGGTCTGCTACTACGAGCGCGGCACCGGCTCCCGGACCTACCAGGTGTGCGACGACCTCGCGCCGTACGTGTGGTGCACCTTGATGGTCGACGACGCCCGGATCATCAGCCCGCCCGAGTACCGCAAGCCGTGATCCAGGTCCCGCACCCGGTCGGTGTTGTGCTGCTGGTCCTGGACGTGCTCGCCATGGCCCTGTGCGCTGGCGCCGTGATCCGGGAGGCCGAGCCACGAGAACGTGGGCGTCACCGCGCCCGATGACCAGCCGTCGAGCCGAGAGGAATGCACGTCACCAGTGGGCACGAAAAAGCAGGAAGCGCGAGCGGCTCGCATCGCCGACGAGGTCCGGATGTACAGGGACGAGAACCTCACCGTTCGGGAGATAGCGGCCCAGGTCAAGGTCAGTTATGGGACTGTCCACCAGGATCTGGCGCAGGCCGGGGTGGAATTCCGGGGCCCCTGGGGCTTGCGTCACGCGAAGAACGCTGACGAGCCCGAAGAAAGTCCGGGCGTGGCCGCGTTCGTGCCCGGCTTACCTAGCGACCTGCAAACAATCGCTGATGCCAGGATCGAAACGGTGTGCCGGCTGCTGCGCGAGGAGCGCGAGGCGCAGATGACACAGACCGAAGCGGCTCGGCGGCTCGGAATGTGGGCCTCGACGGTGTCGCGTGTGGAGCTGGCCCGGAGGGAGTCATATCCGCTGCCCCTGCTGATCGCCTTCTGTGAAATCCTCGGTCGCAAGTTCAGCGACATCGTCGCGCGTGCCGAGGAACTCGTGCCGTCCGAGCCGGAGGAGCACCATTGCGATGGAGGCTGAGGACAGCGCCGATCGGGCGATCGTTCGGGCGATCGGCGACGAACTCCGACGGGCCCGTGGAAGTGTTGGTTGGACGCGCCCAGAATTGATCAAGCAAATGCAGACACAGATGCCGGTCAATACCTACGCCGGTTACGAGCAGGGAATCCGCCTGTGCTCGATTCCGCGCCTCGTTGAGATCTGCGAGGCGCTGGGGACGAGTGCGCCAGAATTGCTGGACCTCGCACTCCAGCGTCGCGCGTTTGACTCGGTGGAGATGCGCCTGCTACGCCAGATCGACGAACGGCTGGGGCACGTCGAAGCCGCTCTCAACACTGTGGGCAGTGATGGCGCCGCGACCTGAGGATCTCAGCGCGGAGACGATCCTGGCCCGGCTCGCCGATCTGGTGGCGGACGCCGAAAGCCTCACCTACACCGCGCACGAAACAGCCCCGACGAATCGGGCCGCTGTCCTACTGGGAGGAGACATTGTGACGAAGGGCCATGTCGAGGGCCGGTCCGTGTGGCCGGTCAGTCTGACCTACTTGCGCCGCCGGTGGAGGGCCCGCAACTGGACGTGCCGGTGCGGTGCGCGGGTGTTCGCGGAAAGCACCGGGTGTGAGCGGCACGGGTCGGTGCGGTCGCAGGTGTTATCCGGCAAGATCACCCGCGCGGAAGACGCGAGGACCACCACAGACGAGACCTGACCGGGCGCGCCAAAACGGCCCCAGTGCTCAACCGCCGAAGCGGGAGCACGGGGGCCGTCGACCGCTGCTGGGGGACCAGCGGCCGTCTCGGGAACCGGCGGGTCAGACAGCCGGCGGCGGGGGCGGTGCCGGCACGAGCGCGGTCACGGTGCCCACGGTGGTGCCGAGGTTGCCCACGTTCGTCGCCAGGCTCGCGGCTGCGGCCTGGATCGCGGCCACGTCGGCGGCGAGGGCCGAGACGTCCCCGGTGATCGCGGCCTGGAACGAGGTGAGCTGGGCGGTGATGGCGTCGATGTCGGCCTGGGTGGCCATGAGGATCTCCTTGACTTGATCGAATTGGTTGCGGAGCCAGTTGCGGAACACGAGGTCAGTCCGTCGGCCGCAGTG